ATGCAGGAAGAAATTCGCATCGCTGTCGCCCTCGTCGTTCGCGAAAACGGCGAGACGCTCCTGCTGCGCAAGCGCGGCATGCCCCTGTTCATGCAGGCGGGCGGCACCATACGGGATGGGGAAGCGCCTAAGGCGGCCCTTGCCCGCCGGCTGCATGGGGAGCTCGGCCTTGTCATCCCGCCCTCGCGGATGGCACCCTTCGGCTGCTTCGAAGCCGAGGCGGCCGATGCGCCGGATCACCTCGTCATCGCCTATGTGTTTCTGGTCAGGTTGCAGGATGAAACGGTCGCACCGACGACGGAGATCGACGAGGCGATATGGACCCCGGTCCAGGAAACCCCCGCCCTGCCGCTCGCCCCGCTGACGCGCAACTACATCCTGACCCTCTATTGGCAGATGCAGTTTGGCACCGACCTCCCGGAGAGGTTCGACCCAAAACCGGTCCCCGCCCAGACCCGCGCCGGCCAGCAATACGCCTGAAAAGGACGCAGCAGAACAGGCCCAGCCAACACCTTCAGCAGCAAGCACCTGCACGGCAGAAAACGTCCCGGACCAGCGGAGAGGCCCCTAGGGCCTAGTTTATGTTTTACAGGAAGAAATCAGCGTAACCATTTCTCTCTTAAGAGAAAAATGGTGGGTGATCACGGGCTCGAACCGTGGACCCGCTGATTAAGAGTCAGGTCTTTATTCAATGATTTTTAGGGCTTGATTTCAAACCAGATCAAATTCCGATAAAACGAATTCAATAGGTTACATGTCGTTTGCAAACTGTAATTCATGATACTGCTGACGCGATCGGCGGTCAATCCTCTCCCCAAATCTAACCATATTGCCTCCCGTCACCCACCCGCTATAACTGTTACGGGCTTAGTAACCCTGACCGTGAATAGGCTGCCTCGCTGCAGCCGAACCTTTGCGCAGCTTGGCGGCTGGCGCATTCGCCAAGGCCTTCGTGGCCGGGGGCGGATCGTCATGTCCAGGCTTCGGCTAAAAGCATCCGGCTTGTCTTCACGGCAGGTTACTAACCCCCGGCTTCGGCGCCGCACGCCGCGGAGGGAATCATGCAGCCAGTCCTGAAAGACGACCCGCCCCGCAGACGTCGCTTGTACGTCGTGCGCTGGGCCTTGCCCATCGGCGCTCGATTCGCGGGAGGGACCGTGGTCGGCAGATCCGCCTCGGGGATGGGGAGACAGATCTATTCGACTGCTTTTTCGTGCGGGGCGATTCGCCACCTATTGTTCCCGGTTAACCATTTATTTACCTTGACTAAAAATTAGGCTGATATGACTATCCGTATGCAGTTGTATGGGTATGGAGTTGCAATTGTCGTATGCATTCACTGAGGGAGAATGTGTGAACCATAAATGCGGTTCGCTAGCATCGATTGTTGTCGGACGGGGAATGACGGCAGCTGGCAGAGAGCAATACCGCATCGAACGGACGGCGAAGAGCGCAGTCGCCAGGCGGACCATCTTGGGCGACGCGCTTGTATTGACCAGACGAGGCAGCGCCGAGTGCGACGGCTGCATGCTTCTGAGGTGTCCTAGACGGTAGGCGGGGAAAAGGAAAACCCCGCCGTTTGGGCGGGGTTGAATTAGGCTCTCAATCAAGAGGCAAGTCAGATGCACCCAAGGGTATCTTTCTGTGCTTGTTTACTGCCGCCATTACATCTGAAAGTCTCCATAGGTCTCGCCCCTTCATAACAAAGGCGTTGCCTTTGCTATAGTTTATGGATTTTGCCGAAGGGGGTGGCAGTGTACGACAGATGCTCGAAACTCTGTAATCGGCGAGATCCCTAATCTCTGACAACGTGACCCACGTATCACCTTCTTCAATCTTGGGTTTCCATCGACCTTTTTTTGTTTCCGACCTCTTCTCAATCCACTGTCGCACTTCGTCCGCCGTCCAGCGCCAGTTGCCAACCTCGTCCGGATTTACAGGGAGCGGAAAACTCTTTGAATAAACTGGATTGATTCCGCACAAACTCCTCACTTCCTTAAACGTCAACAAGTGACGAGATCGCGACCTTGGCGTACTCTTTTGCGACCTGTTGTGAACAATATTGTGGATCGGATTTTCGGACTTGATCGCGGTACGTTCAGCTTCCGCCGCAACCTCCCTACTTGAGAAGCGCTCCATTTCAACACGAGTCACATCGTTGATCCAATGCGAGTCTTCGTGTTCCGCCAGTCTAGTCAGTGGTCGAGCAGAAATACCCACATACAGAAGAGCTCCGCTGCTGTCGAAATGCCTATACAGTGCAGTTCCGGGCATTAGCCACGCGCCGAAATCTTTGCCTGGATCCACTCGACAACCTCGGAGCGGACGAATGCAACGCGGCGGTCGCCGAGTTCGACGGCGACCGGAAAGCGGCCTTCGGCTCGATATCGGTTCAGCATACTCCGAGACATTGACGTCATTCTGCATGCCTCATTGAGGCTTACCAGTGTTGGTACGTTGTAGCTGGAATCTGGCATCTTGGTCTCCTCTAGGTGGTGAAGTTTCCGGTATCCACATAAAGGATTATTTCTACAAATTTGTCAAGTATTGGCCCGTTGCGACTCAACCTTTTGCCGTCCTCCTGAGAAGACTCGCGATTAGCAACAACACAACTACGCCGATGGCGATTCCGGCCATCCCGGACCAGCCATGCTCCGCTAACAAGCGATAGCCCACGCAGTTCTTTTCGTACTGGAACAGCCAGTGGTCGCAGTAGGACATCACGACGGACGCCTCCCGATCGCCTCTGCAATCTGAGCTGCGGCCAGCCTGTAGTTCGTGCCGTACTCCTCGGAATCGAAATAGTGCTCGGCCAGCCAAGCGCAACGCATACGTTCAGACATGAGCGCGTCGATGATCATCTGAAGCTGGAACTCCGCCTCCTTTTCCTCAAGGATTTGATCAAGAATATCATTCGCTAGCTCAACGATGTCTTCGCGGTAGACCTCCATCACGCCGCCCTCCTGACCGCCTCATCGACGCCGGCATAAAGCTCGACCAGCCCTCCATCATTGACTACGACCCCATCCCAAGTGCCGCAGCCCGCCTCACTGGCGTGCGTGCCGGCAATGCCGCCCCTGCCCTCTAGCTTGATGATGACGCCGCCCAGCTTGCGGACGGCTTCCGCCTCGTTCGGGAAGCGGCAGTCGTCGACAACGACGCGGCCATCGAACGCCAGGATGGCTTTCACTCGTGACAGCCACAGGTTCGCCCAGAAATCCTCGCCCATGCACTTTCGGCCCCATTCCGTGCCCAGGGTTTGCATCGCATGCCGAGGCGTCTTGCCGGAAAGCATTGCGGCAGGCTCTTCCTTGCTCTCACCTTCGATCTGGCTTTCCGTCATGCCTATCGCCCGGCACATATCCTTCAAAGGCCCCGCAAACTTGACTCGCTCGTAGCCGTGATGGCGGATGAGGTAGTCGGCCGCGGTGGACTTGCCGCTGCCTGCCGCGCCGGTCAGGGCGACGACGCGGGGGTAGTTGTCGTTGGCGGGGCGGCGGGGGATGTTGCCGGGGATATCGTACCAGAACATCGGGACATCCTTCCCGATCGCTGCGCCGAGGGCGGCAACTTGCGAGGGGGCGAAGTTGATGGAGCCTACGGTGAGTTCGGTCATGGGTTGGTCTCCTTCAGTGCGGCGTTGATCATGGCGATGTAGATGGCTTCCTCCGAAGTGTGAGGCGGCTCATCAGGATCGCCACGCTCTCCATAATCCCACGCGACACCCCGCTTTATGCCTGCCGACAGCATCTCGCCGCTCGGCTCCCGCATCGCCTCGATGGCAGCGCGCGCTACGGCCTTGAGGTCATACGCGCCGTCGAGCACAGTCTTGTCGCCGTCGGCGTCGGCGTAGCCGAAGCCTGCGACTGGGGATTGCCTGTTGCATTCTTCAAAGATAGCCCGCGCCACCCTCTCGATCATGCTTTCCGCCATCAAGCCGCCTCCCCCACTTCCCGATACGCGACGATCACGCCGCCGTTGTCATTGTCGGCCTCCGGCCGACCCCACAGCCACTTGCGAGCCGCCGTATCCTTGATCTCACGCCCGGAGCGCAGGCGGATATCCACCTGCCCGGTTGGTGCCTCACCGCCGGTCCAGTCTTTCCAGGTCATTCCGCCACCTCCAGTTCGCGTTGGGTCTTGGGCTCTACGAGGGGGCGGAAGCGGGAGGCATTGTAAGCGCAGTCAGGCGTCGCCCAGACGTCGCCGAACTTGCTGTCGATGCCTTCCAACTTCACGCCGTAGTAGGTGCCGAGGGTGTAGTGGGTCTCCACGCCGTACCAACGCACGATGTAGATCTCTCCTTCCGTGAGGTTGGCGTCCTTCACCACGGCGCCGCCTGCCAGGGGCACCTTGTCGTCGATGCAAATCACCTTGTCGCCGGGCTTCATACTACCTCCGGAATGCTGTTCTTGACGGTCAGGTCTTCCGCCTTGGCGTCCCGCCAATAGCGGACGGTTGGTGCGTTGCTGTGCCGGTCCACCTCCACCTGCAGGATGAGTTTGCCCGCTTCGTCAGTGCGGTGGCGACTGCGGCCGGTGAGCTTTTCACGGTGGTAGGTCATGCAGCCCTCCCCACTTCACTCGCCGCCAGCCAAGCCGGCGGGACATGTAGGATCGGCCGGCCAGTCCGCACAAACTCCTCGATCTCATATTGGAGGCCGACGGACTCCTGCCATCCGTCCATGGTGAGGACGATCAGCCCAACCGCACCGTCGATCAGCGGCTGGCATTGCGCCTTCCAGAAGGCCCAGTCGAGCGGCAGTCCGTGAGCTGCGATGGCATGCCCGTGCGCGATCGGAGAGTAAATGACGAGCCCACGCCGCATCAAAGTGGCTGCCGCGTCTGCGACGACACGAGCCGCCGCGTCGTGACCGGCCTCGTACTTGCTGTAGGGGGAGCCGAGGTAGAGGTAGCCGTGTCGTGCGGACAGCAAGGCAAGGCCAGATGGCAACCGTTCCTCCGGCGTCATTTCCATGTGCGGGTTGTCGCCGCGGAACTGTCCGCTGTCCGTGGACGCGGGACGATGAGCAACATGTGCGGCAAGCAGTTTATCAAACGGTATGCCGCGGTTCTCCGGTGCCCACGGCGCCTTCGATGGGTCGCCATGCTGCACGCCCTGTTCATTGGCGAGGCGCTCGAACTCCTGATAGCTAGGATCATCCGCGATGCTCCGCCGCAGCCCGACATACAGGCCGCGGTCGTTGTCGTTATAAGCTTTCTGCGATTTGGTTATAGCCGGCGCGGACTTGCGCTCCGCTCGCTCTTTCTCTGCGGCGCGAAGTGCCGCTGCTTTTGTGAGCGAGCCCATCAAAACGCCTTCCCGCCGGCAGCCTTACGGGCATCCAGCTTGTGATCCTCGCGGGTTGCATTGAAGGCCATCTTCTCTACGATGGCACCGCCAAGGTCGCAGCCAAGATAGGTCGCAAGATCCCCGATGCGGATCATGGCGTCGGCGAGCTCGACCTCGATCATCCTGCGATGAGGCAGCTTGTCGTCGGGCAGATCCTTACGGTAGCCCTCCATGGCCTCGCTGATCTCGCTGTGAATCAGGCAGAGCATTTCCGGCACGTTTCGCTCAAGCGCCAGGCCCGTCGTCGGGTTCGTGTACCAGCCGGCCTTGCGGCTTGCTGCGTGGCAGTCAGCCGCAAACAGGTTGATGGCGGCGGCGTGGTTTGGGGTGTTGTCGTTGGCCTGTTTCAGCATTGCTTCGCGAACGGCAGGGTTACGGTACATCTCAGAGATATCGTCTCTGGTACTCATCATTTTTCTCCTCTTGGTGGTAGTCCTGCCGGTTGGTGGCCGGCAGGGTGGTGTGGTTAGATGAAGTAAGGGCGGGTGAAATCTCGCTCGACCTGAACGGTGGTGAGGCCGCGTTCGATCAGCAAGCCCTGCACGAAGCCTAGCCATCGACCCGCCTTGCCCGCGTCGGGGAAGCCGCTCATTTCCTGCAGCATCCACCGTAAATGGCAGGGCTCGGTTCCCGGCTGCGGCCTACACTCTACGCTGTGTGTGAATGCCGACAGCATGTCGTCGTATCGTTTGATGATGTCGTGATGTATCACGCTTCTCCTGTCGCTTATTGTGAGCCCAAAATCACGAAACACGGCGACAAACTGATCTACCTGCTCCGGAGTGCTGTCCTCGCAGATCACTTCATCTAGCGCCTTGCCAATCCGCAGCCGCAGGTCATACGGCAGCCGCTCGCCTGCGTTCTCCTCTTTCACGCCACCCTCCGCTGTTCCGCCGGCGCGTTGTCGTTGGCCGCATCCATCATCGCCACTCGAACGCGCGACACCTCACCAAACTCCTTGTGGTAGCTAATCGCCTGCATCGACCGGCCAGAGATGAAGCCCGCACCGAAATGCCACGCATCCTGGGGCGTCGGCGTCTGGTGAGACTCCGAAATCACTCCGCCGCCCTCGGTGGCGAACTTTGTGTGGTGGTGAATGTGGAACCCGTGCACAAACCGATGGCGGGTTGCGCCCCAGTCTTCGGCGCGGCGGTGCGCCATGATGCTCGCCATGTCCTTGAGCTTGACGGTATGGCCATGCGTAGCGCCCAGCAGCACCTTCCCGAAGCGGAACCAGAAGAACAGCGACGGGTCTACGTCGACCGTCACGCGCGGCTCGTTGCGATACCAAGCCAGCAGGAAGTAGGCGACGGCGACCGAGGCGTGCTCATCGTGGTTGCCGGACAGAATGCGGACCGTGACATGACCATGGCGGCGCAGGTTCGCGTCGATGGTCCGCACCACCAGCCGGCAGGCCGTCATCAACACCTTCTGATACCTCCCGTCGACTTGGAGGGCGTTGCCCGACCGGGCCGTCTTGTTCTCGTTACTGTCACTATGCAAAAGGTCCCCGCCGCCCAGCACGATAGCGTGAGCGCTCCGCGGCGTGCGGCTGATCAGGTCCTCGACGCCGCGCCCGATGATGTCTTCCGCCAGCTTCAAGTCCCAGTTGGTGTCGGCCTCGCGATGCCACGCGAAGAGCCCGATATGCCAGTCGGCAAGCGGCGTCAGCGTAAGCAAATCCTGGCAGAGCATCGACGGGGCGAAGGCCGGGCGGGCCGGCGGGACATCTGCGAAGGCTTCCTTGAGGATGGCGGCAATGTCTTGCGGCGCGTATTCGTTGCGGGTCTTCACCCACTGCTGGATCGTGCGTCCATCCGCATCCACGAGGGCCGACACGCCTTTTATGGTATGGCCTGCCGGGACGGCGAACTCTTCGCCCTTCTCAGGCTTTTGCTGGATATAGTCGCCGTTCGGGGTGTTCGTGATCTTGGCAATCCGGAACCCCGGCAGTACCGGCTCCATGCCTAGCAACCCCCGCTCCGCCGCCCGCTTAAGGCGGTTCTGCAAGCTGGATCTGGCAAGGCCAAGAGCGTCTGCCGCAGCCGCCTGGCTGCCGTGCGTCTGGAGTGCCGCGACGGCTTCGGCAAGCTGTTCATCGGTCAGGGGTGGTGTGGTCATGTGGTCTCCTGAAATTCGGCTGGCTTGACGACGTTGGCCGGGGCGTGACTGAACAGCGGCGCGATATCGGAAGGCTTGTAGCCAGCCAGGCCGCATCCGATGGGCGTGAGAGTAAACGTCATCTCGGGGTGCCGGCACGCAAATCCGATGAAGGCGTTGACGTAGCCTTTGATCTCGCGCAGCGGCAGGGTGTGGATTGCCTCATCCTTAGTGGGGATGGCGTAGCTATCCCCCTGCAGTCCAACACCTTGCCCGTAGACCGCGCCATGGTGCTGCCGGGCGTAGAGGGCAGCGCCCTTCCCATGGCGGCCTGCTAGGTTGCTGCCGAATACAAAGATGTTCCGTGTCATGCCGCCGCCTTCCGTGCGGCCAGCATGGCGTCGGCGATGCGGTACGAGACGGTCGCCACCTCGTTGATCACGCCAGCCAGCTCCTCTTCATTGGTGGCCTGGCCTTCAACCTTTGCAATCAAGGACGGCATCGCTATGGAGGCGAGGTAGTCACGGAGGCTGACGCGACTGCCAGCATAGTCAATCATCGCTATCGGGAACTCCTGTCCTTCAAGATTTGCCATCGCCATTCTCCCCTTTCGCCACCGGCGCCATCTCCACGCCGAACCCATATTTCCGAAGGACCGCCAACGCCTCATCAAGACCGTCGGCATAGCCCTCGTCGTAGTCATCCATGATCGTGGCGCCACCTAGCGCCTCGATCTCGCGGTACAGGTTTTCAAGTGTCACCGGCCGCCTCCGGATACCAGAACCACCATGCGGCGAAGACGAGCGCTGCCGTTGCCGTCGTCAGCCCGCCGCAGAGCCAGATGGTTTGCTCAATCATGGCTGCTCGCTCCACTTCGGTCAGGATCAAGGCGCTCATAGCAGCGGCACCTCCGCGTTCTTCGGCGGGTTTCTTCCGCCCGCCTCCTCTTCGGCAAAGCCCGGCGAGCCGTCCTCGCCCTGGGTCATGACAACAGTGCCCTCGCCGTCGGCCGCGCCGTCCTGCGCCTGCTGTAGCTGCTGGGCCGCTTGCTCGGTGTATGGCAGGACGAACAGACGGGGCTCGCCTCCCGTGGACGGGTCCAGCATGACGTATATGGCCTTGTCGACATCGACGCGGACGCCGAGGACGGTCTGCGGGCCTGAAGGCAGCCATGGCGAAGGGTAGCTTAGCGCGCCGACCGGGATTACAATGGTGGCCGCCGCTATGATGGCGAAGGCGATGGCTTGTCGGCGCTTGGGGTTAGTGGTGGCGACGATGCCGATGGCGAGGACTGTGGCCAGCCACAGGAGCAGGGAGTGGGTCATGGGCGGCAAGCCTTGAAGACGACAGCGTTGCGCATGCGGAGGAGTGTGAATGGGACCCAGCCCAGCGCAACTAGTAGATTTATTGGCCCAAAGAAGAACGCCATGACGGCTCCAAGAACGATGTCAGATCGCATCACATCGAGACCGTCGCGTCGAAACACGAATTCCAGAATGATAGCCGACCCGGCCGCGCCGCTGAGCAGCCACAAGAAAATCCACAAGACATGGTCCATCACACCCCCCTAATCTCTCTGAAAACATGGCTAGCCGAACCAGGCACAACCTTCCCGGCCCGCATCACGAACCGCAGCGCCGTCTTCTCCTGCTTGTCGCTGACCAGCGTCACAACGCCGAACCAGACCAGTGTGCCATCAGCCAGCCGCACTTCCGTGGCGACAGGCACCGGCAACTTGCCGGCGCAGCCGTAGCAACGGACATTGACGATGTACTCGCCGTCGGGCAGCCCGCGCGTGAACGCGGACTCGAAATTCATTCCGGAAAGATCATTGGCCGTGCCGAGGTCATCCCGGAGGAGCGACCACACCTTGCCGGATTTGCGGCTGTAGCCGACTGCCTCGTCTCCGGGCGATTTGACCCACAGATCCACATCGATCGATCCAGCAGGCCATGCGATTGACGCCACCAAGTTGCCGGGCGGGTCGATGATTGGGTCTGTCGGCGGATTGACCTGGGCGAGCAGCGCGACGATGAAGAAAATGAGGACGCCAAGGAAGTTGAATAGCGCGTCGAGCTTCAGCACTTTGTCACCCTCCTCAGAATGGAGGGACCTAGCCAGCCGACCAGTGCACCATACCAGTATGTGGCCGATCCGGAATCGATGGCGTAGCCAAGACCATAGAACACGAGCCTCAAAGTAGCGAACAAGGCGATGAGAAGAACCACGGCAACGGTGTAGCGACCAATAGTCTCCATCACGCACCCGCCTCGGCTGCCACCGCCTTCCCGTCCCCGGCCACCTTACTCACCGACCACAGCCACAGCATTGCGACCGCGCCTGTAATGGTTGAGCAGAAGGCCGTGGACATGCCGCCGAACAGCGCGTTGCCTGCCGCAATCACGCCTTCCGTGGATTGCAGGGCGCTCACGTCCACGCCCGCCAGCCCGATTGTGATGCCGATCAGCGTCCCGACGAAGCCGAGCGTTTCGCAGAGCCATGCGGCCGGCAGGATGTGCTCGGTGCGCTTGGTAAATACGGCAAGGACGCTGCCCGCCAGGATGACGGCAATCACGTAAGACACATAGGAGCCGTCGCCGTTGAAGACGAATGCGGTGTAGCCGAGTATCGTCGCGGTTAGGAGAGCGGCAAGCCAGCAGGTGTTGAGGATTATGAGGCGGGCGGTCATGCGGCGCCACCTTGCGCTGATTCCGCATCCAGCTTCGCGATCATCTCGCAAACCAGAGTTGACGGAACGACATAGCCGAAGCCGACCAGAGAGGGCACATAGACCCCATCCCGGCCAGGAACCTGCAGCGGCGCGAGCATCACAGCAGAGACGATGCCGACCACCTTGCCGTCAGCGAAAACGCCGCTCCCGGATTGCCCCATGACGGTCGTCATGTCGGTCACATAGACCAAGCGGCTGGTCGCCACTTCCCGCGCCGCGCCGGCAATCCGACCGTAGGCGGAGACGAACTCCACGCCCTGAGGATTGCCGATAGCGACGATTGGCGTGCCGACGGGCACGGGGGCGCAGAACAGATCGGCGGCCAGCAAGCGCATGTCGGTTTGGAGGATGGCAAGGTCGGCCTTTTCGTCGACGGCCATGACGGTAGCTGAGGAGATCCGCCCATCGGCGCTCTTAAGCGACACGACTTTCGCACCAACCACGACATGAGCCGCCGTGACTATTCTGCCCCCCCCTATATAGACACCGGAACCCAATCCGTTGGGTCTCTTGATGAGAAGAGCGGCATCAGCCGTGACCGGGACCATAAACGCGGCCCGCTCGATCATGGTGGTGAGAGCGGCGGGAACGGCCGGCTTGTTGATGTAGGCTGCAGCAGTCGGCGCAAGAAGCACCGTCAATGCGGAGAGCACTGCGATGGCAATGCCGAATAGCATGCGTCTGATAAGACTCATCTTCGCCTCCTCTGTTGTGGTGAACGGCCCGGTGAGGCCGGTGGACTTGGTGGGTCCTATGGCGCTGGTGACGCCAACTATGAGACATTAGATTGCTTTTACAAATTTGTCAAGCGAAATCTCGAAACGCGACGCACTTGACTCTGGTTGCTCTATAGAACAAACATAGAACATGGCGCGACAATTGATACCACAAGACTTTGAGGCGTTCTTTGGCGCGGACCGACCGACGTTCGCCCGCCTTCCGGAATGGTACGAGCTCGGTGGACATTGCTCGAATTGCGAACGTGAGGGCTGGGTTGATCGCTGGGAGCTACAGCGACGATTCGGCGCGGACCGATACATCCACCAATTTCGGCCCGCGCTCCGGTGCATGGCCTGCGGCAACAAAGGCAGCAACACATGGATCATCGGGAAAGTGAGTCGGTGATGGCGCGAAACGACTGGAAGCGAAAATACCGATGGGTCCTCACCTGGCCCGGCGAGGAGGCAGAAGACTGGTCCGCATATGACGATGGCCTCTATATCGGCCGTGTATCGCGGGACAAGACGAGCCTAAAGAAGGGAACGTTCATGTGGTCGGGAGGGTGCTCGGAATGGTGGGGGTTTCAACGTCCAATGCCCCACAGCGGCAGGGCCGATGAAGCGTGGCAAGCCGCCAAGGCCGTTGAAGATTGGTATGATGAGGGTTGTGCGGCGACCGGGCCAAGACCGGCGAGCGTGGCGTCAGTGATACGCAGGCTCGATAAACGAGGCGCGAAGTCCGGATGATGGCCAACTCTTGCACAATCAACGCAGCGCCCTATCCTCCCCGCATGCCGATATCAGGACCAAGATCAAACCAAGATCATGAGGACAGGTTCCTTCAGTGCGAAGAGGACCTGGAGGCGGACTTTCAAAAGCTTGTTTGGAAGGCCCTCCAAGCGGGATGGGATGAAGGCGAAGCCTGCGTGGCTATCGCCTCATTGGCGGACCATCACATCCTGGCCATGGAATGCAATGAAAAGACCAAGGCGGCAATTCAGACGCTGAACAACGGGAACAGTTGATGTGCAATCTCTACAGCATGAGGAAGTCGGCAGACGAGGTCGCCTCGCATTTCCGCGTGGCGAAGACCACGAGCTCAAACGCACCGGAGGAAATCTACCCTGGGACGCCGGGAGTTGTCGTCCGTGAAGAGGACGGCGCACCGGTCATGCAATCCATGACTTGGGGCTTCCCGCTGCGTCTGAAAGGCATGAAGCCCGACGCCAAGCCGAAGCCGGTCAACAATATCGCCGATCTCAACAAGCCGATGTGGGTCGGCCTTGCCAGAAAGCCGCAGTGGCGGTGCTTGATCCCCCTGACCGCTTTCGCTGAAGCGGAAGGCCCGAAAGGCAAGATGACCAGAACATGGTTCAGCGTGCGCGGTGAGGAGATCGCTGCATGGGCCGGCCTGTGGCGTGTCAGCGACGAATGGGGGCCGGTTTACTCCGGCGTCATGACCGATGCCAACGAAGCCGTCGCGCCGGTCCATGACCGCATGCCGGTCCTGCTTCGCCGCGATGAATATGAGCAATGGCTGCATGGCAGCTTTGACGACGCCGTCGCCTTTCAGAAGCGCGTGTTTCCACCCGATCTGATCGAAATGAACCGGACGCCCGAACTCTGGGTGCGCAAGAAAGGCGAGACCGAGCAGCCTAGCCTGCTCTAGTTTCCAGCCTAGAAACGCAAAAAGCGCCCCTGCCGGTTAGGGCAGAGGCGCTTGAAGACGAACTTGGCTGCGAAACAGACTCTGTTTTTCGCCGGGATTACAATGCCGATCAAATCATCATGGGAAAAGTCGGAATAACCTGCACACAACAAGAACCAGTGCTTGCGGGAATTCGCAGCATTTGGTTTTGTGATTCCTGCGTGATGTGAAGCGGCGACGGCTTCCACCCCTGTTGACTGGGCGGGTCCAAACCGAACTGGAATAGCGGCACATCGCGAAGTCGAGAGAAAAAGGATGGACTCCAAATCCGACCCTTTTCTCTCGGCGCTTCCCGATCTCGTTGATACGAGATGAATTATCAATTGCCCGTCAACGTCGCCATTGCAAGACCGAAAGCAGAACTTGTCCCCACTTTCGTAGGGAACCGTTCTTTGGTCAACCCGCCCGCGTCGTGCGCGGCTTGGCCTGGTTCTCAACGATACGGTCGACGCGCAACGTCATGTGGTCCACAGCGGTTTTCACTCCGTGGATCGCTTCCATGATCTGCTCGGTCGTCTCGCGCATACCCTGTTTGGTGATGTAGGTCTCTGCAACGTGCAAGCGGTGCTCGGCGAGCTCTTGCCGTGCGAGCGATGCAAGGGCGCTGGCCGAAGACGCCACGGTTGAAACCTCCGCCTTCGCCTTGTCGACCTTACCTTCGATCCTCCACCAGATACCCCAAAGCGTGCCGGAAACAAGGATGAAGAAGCCGATTCCGCCGACAAGTTGCGCCCATAGTTCTGCTGTCACTTCCTGCCCCCTATCGCTTTCGCGATCAACTGGGCACCGGCAACGCCACCACCCACATAAAAGATGTTCGCGAACACGATGTCCGCATATTCCTTAAGCTGCGGCGGCAACGCCGCAACATCCGGCAAGCTGCCGCCCGTGGCGGAATCCAACATGCCCAGAGCAAACCACAGCGAGCACGGTACGGCCGCGATGAGCCAGGGCACCCAGAACGCCTTGTGCTGCATGCCCTCGCGCACAACGGCAGCGCTGGCAGCCTGCGCCTCCATCTGGGCCTCGAGGGCCTTGATGGAGACATCGGCCTTGATGCGGTCGGCGTCGTTGGCGGCCCGCAGCTTAAGCTCGTAGGCGCGGGTCAGTGCGGTGGCGAGATCGCCACCCACCCACTTGAGGATCCACTGCAGGATCACGTTGCCCAGCCGAGCTTCTTGGCCGCGGTGTAGGCCATCTCGACGCCAATGCCGAGGCCGGCGCCAAGCAGCGCCAACAGGTCCGGGTCAGCGCCGATCTGGAGGGCGATATCCGAATCCAGCAGGCCGGCCGTCACCAGAGCGGCCGCGGCGTAGCGCAGGAGAATGCGTGCGATAACAGCGGTCATTTCTTGCCTCCAAAGATCGCCACGAACAGCGCAACCAGCACTTCGCCCCAGCCGGCTTTGGGCGTCGGGGTGGCGCTCGGCGGGGATTCGGGCTTGGGTTGCGGAGTTGGCGTGTTGGTGGGCACGCCACCGGCCGCATTGACCGCGGCCAGGAAGGTGCGGTGATAGCCCGCGATGGTCTCGGCCTTGTCTACCACGTTCACGGTGCGGCGTGCCTGCACAACGTCGCCCTTGTCGAGGTAGTAGCGAAGCCCCTTCCCTGCGCCATTCCAGCGACCGTCGAGCAGTCCCTTTATCAGGACGCGCGCCGACACAACGGGATCGAGCATCTTGTCCGGGTCCTTGACGAGATCAACGCCCGCGTCCTTGCTGGACTTCTCATAGTTCTCCAGCCAGGTGAGCTGCACCTGCCCGCGCCCATAGTAGACGTGGTTGTACGGTCCGGCCGGCTTGGCGTATTTCGCCACGGCGCTCTTCGGGCCGCGCTTCACGGCGAGCTTGTTGACGGCGGCGCGAGCGCCAGCGTCGGTCGAGGCAAAGCCTTCGCGCACCGGAACCATGCGGGTGCCGGTCTCGTGGTAGGCCGTCGCCAGCGCATAGGCCAGCGTGTCCGGTTTGCCGTCGCCGTGGGTGGCGAACGCGTCAAGGATTCCCTCGATGCCGTTCACCTGAGTCTGCGACACGCCGCCCTTGAACAGCGACGTGCGCAGCGAAGCGTAAAGCTTGCTACGGTCCATGATTTTTCCTTTTGGGATTGGGTGTCCGCGGTCCTGGGACGGGGGACGACTACGCGTCGGCCCTGATGACGTCGGTCATTTCGGCACCATGAATATTGGCGGCGCCCGTAAAGAAGACCGCTATATTCGATCTGGAGCCATCATCGTGGACGAGCTGAATATTGAGCGTGTCATAGCTGCGCTTTTCGTCGACAATTACCTTGACCTCGGCACGTGCAATGTCGTGAAAATACTGTGCGTGTGCTTGCTTCATTGATACACCTATGGGGGAACAAATGGCCGGAGATGGTGGCTACTCGAAAGCGTGGCGGCATTATGTGAACACCGCGACTGCAATTGATGCGAGGGTGAGAGCCCAGAACATCGAAGCCGACCTTGTGAACATGCAGCATCAGATCCTGATGGATGATCCGATGCGAGAGGCGGTCAGCTCGGCTGCCAAGGGTGTTCGTCAGTACCTCTTCAGCATCAGTGGGGTGAAAAGCGACGCCGCACTCAAGGATTCAGCCCTGAATTATATCGACGAGATGGAATATGCGCTGAAGGCAGCAGTGGGTCGCTACGACTAATTCTCATCCGTCCGCCCATAGCGGCGCGTGTTCGTCCACTCGGCCGGCGTGGCAGGCGTCCCGTCGGGCGCGTTGTCCGCGACCTTGTCTTCAGTGGCGCCGCCGCTCGTACTCTCGCTCCCGCCGCCCTTTTTGCTGCCACCCGACTTGCCGTCGTAGAGCTTGGCGCTGATGGCCGTGCGGTAGCCGTCTTTCTTGTTGTAGGTGTGCGTCGCCGTGTCGATGATATAAGGCACGCCATCCAGGCCGGGCCGCACACCCTCGAACAACAGCGGTGCGCCGGCGACGATCGCAGTGTCACCGATGACTGTGACGGACGCCGCACCCTCGCCGCGCTTCAGGTCTTTCGCCTTGGATTGGGCGGCCTTGTCGGCCTCTGCCGCGTCGGCGTAAGGCTCGGCAATGCGATAGACGCTGTCTCCGTCGGCATCGCTGTCCGCCTCGACTTCGACGCGCTTCGCCTTGTCCTTGTCCTCGTAGTACGAGACAACCTTCTTGTATTTGGTCCGGTCGTTCGCCTCGAAGGTGCAGGTGCCCTGAATGACCCGCGGCGGCGTGACGACAACTGAACCCATGAACGAGCCGGAAGCCGCGTTGCCGGATCCGCGCTTGGAGAAAACCAACCGCCCGTCCTTGACCTTAAAGAGACCGTTGTGGCGCTCGGCCAAGCGGCGAAGGACGTGAATGGGGGTTTCGTCCTGCTGGCCGAACCACTCATATTCGTGCTCGCCGATCTCGCTATCCACGGAAGCGGACAGGCCCATGTCGCCGGCAAGGTCGGACACGATGTCCTTGACCTTCTTCTTGTCCCAGTGCCGTTCCTTGCGCTCCTTCGCCTTGCTATCCCGCATATCGCGGGCCTTGCCGGAAATGGAGAGCGAGTACGGCAGGCACTTGGCGCTGACCTTGTCGACGACGTAGGTGCCCAGGCTGCGAGCCGCGCCGTAGCCTATGCGAATGTCGACGATGGCGCCCTTGCGCGGCAGGGCCAGGAACTGGGGCGGACCGTCGTTGAGCTCCATTTGGAACGTGTCGGATGCCAGGCCCTCCTTATCCGTCACCGAAATGGAGACAAGGCGTTCGTAGAAGCCGCCGGCAACAGGGTTGCCGTCGACCGTGATTTGGACTTGGGGGTTCATAGCTCTCCCCGCTAGTGGGGGTTAATCCCAGAGACTGACGAGCTTCGTCGCCGTCGTCTTCTTCGCGATATCGGGCATCACAATAGCGGTGCCCATCGGCAGAACCGGGCCTCGCGCTGCAAGGCCGGGATTGGCGTCGAGCACAGCCTCCGTCACCTCGGCGGTGCGGCCATAGTGATCCAGGCAGACGAGATCGACCGTCTGCCCTTGCTTGGTGGTGTACGTTGTCGGCATGGCATTACCCGAACAGATCGAAGATCGGCTTAAACAGCGAGCCACCCGGCGCAACGCCGGAATACCGCTTCAGCACGATCGAATAGGCGTTCTTGCCAGCCGTTCCGCTTCCGGTGATGAAGCTGCGGTCCTCCGAGACGGACTGAATCGTGAACATGCCGTGGATGATGCCTTCATCCTCGCTGCCCGATACCAGCATGAGCGGCACGCCAGCGTTGGCCGCGGCAATGATGCCATCCAGCGACCCCTGCCCGCCGAACTCCACTTGGAAGACGACGCCGTTGATCGTGACTTCCTCAGAAGTCGGGCCGGTCCACTGTTGCTGGTTCAGTGTTTGCGCGACGGCGACATCGGCCCACGGCGTCTGGACACGACGCTGAAGGCCCTGGAAGCCGAAGCCATGCGCCTCGAAGGCGAAAGCCCCGAGCGCCATTGGTGTTGGTCCGGACATTGGGGCTCCTGCCGTTGTGACAAATGGGTGCGGCCCGCCAGTTGGTAGCTGGCAGGCTCTGTGGTGGAGGTGGGTGTGATGCGGTTAGCAGCTAGGAGTGCGTTTGGCCCGTTTCGCCCTCGCCTCGCAAGGCTGTTCAAACGTCCCGCGCCACACACCACGCTTCGCGCCACGCGCCTCTTCCTGCGCATCCGCAAACTCGCCATCGCTGTACCGCGGCCAGTCCAGCGCCCATCCATTGCGGACTAGCCAATCGGCTACGGACGCACCATCGGCGCGGAAGCAATTAGCCACCATCCGCCCGTAGCGATCTCGCTCGACAAACTCACAGCGCGTCGGCCTAGATGCGGCAAGCCACTCGCCGAGCGCAAAGGCCGCTTCCTTCCCGCACCGGTATTCCTTGCCGGCCGCGTCCTTACAGCGCTGCCAGCTTTCCGGTGCATCGATGCCGTTGAAGCGGATGCGCTCGCCAGAGATTTCGATCGTGTCACCGTCGACGACGGATGCGCGGCCGCGAACCTCTTGAGCGGAGGCCGGAAATCCGGCTAAGATGATGATGCACGCTACGAGTGCGGGGAGGCGACGAAACAATGAGGAATCTAGTCCTTGGAACGGTGACATTGCTCGCCATTCTATCGTGGCACAACGCTGAAGCGCAATCCCCTCCACCATACACCTGCGGCCAGTACCTTGCCGATCTCACTGCGAGTGAGAAAACCACGGCATTCTACCAGGCTATCGGCTTCACATATGGGGCATATTACATGGGGAATTGGCGCGGCGACTTCAAAGTCGATGAGGATAAGCTTTCGCGCTTTGACAAGAGCATTGTCGCCAATTGCCGTTACGCAACTGGCGACAGCTTCTTTATGATCGCGATGCAGACCGCCAACGACTACGCAAGCCGTTAATCCGTGTCCGCCGCCTCGATTTCAGCCTTGATGCGCTGACCGAGTCGTGACGCAGCCGCATCAACGGCTTCCTGCGGAGACGAGATGTTGGTGATAGTAACAGGGGCGTGGACCGTGATGTTCGGCCGCTCCTTGTTGGTTACACGAACGTCCTGAACCCCTCGCGGATTCACAATCTGGCTAATGGTTGCGGAGTCCAGGGTGACGGGCTTGTCTAGACCAGCCAGCATCTCCCCCGTCGTGCGAGGAGAGCCGCTAGTGTCGTCGCCCGCTTTCGTCTGAATGCCGAAGTGTTGGCGGGAGTCGAAATTCGGGTCGGCAGCGGCGCCGAACAGGAAGCGCTTCCAACCGGGCACGCCCTGTTCGTCGGAGTTTAACCCGAGAAGATTGCGCAGCCCCTCCTTGGCTTTTGCCTGATTCTCGACCTGCTTTTCAAAGGTGTCGCCCGGCGTGTCGGACAAGATCTGCGGAACGGAGCCGATCGCGGCACCCATCCCGAGTCCTTTGAACCAGGTTCCGACACGAGACCACCAGCCGACGGCTGGCGCGTTTCCAGCCGGCGTACCGCCCGTCGTAGCGCCAGGCTTGCCGCCGCCGAGACCGGGGAAGCCTGCGGCGCCACCAAGAATCCCACCAATCTTCCCGAACGTCTTCAGCAGCCCGATCGCCGTTGTGATGCCGGTCAGGAACGCAACCGCCCTCGCCAGCTTCATGACGGCCCCCGCCACCAGGGCTATGCCGACCGAAGCCGCCATGAGCTTGAAGCCCTGCGCACCGATCTCGCCGAGGAACTGAGCCACCGGGTTGTCACGGATTGCCGCGCTGAACTCGCGCACCGACTGCCCATAACCCTCAAACTGCTTGAAGATCCGGCCCAGCTTGTCGGCCGCGCCTTCGCCATCCACTTCGCCAAACAGCAGGTCGCCGAGACCTTCAATGGCCTCCTTGACGCCGCCGTTATAGCCGAGGCCATGCATGAAGCCCTTGAGCCCCACGCCAAGCTTGTCAAAGACACCGGCCCGCTCGCCGAGTGTGTCGAGCACGCCGCCGATTGCAGCAACGCCCTCCTTGATCGTTGGTAGCCACGCCTCCCCCATGTCCTCGAAGACATAGGCGATCTTGTTGCGGAGGATCTGCAGCGCGTTGGCGGTGGTGTTGGCGCGCTCTACATACTCCCGGAAAGCCGATCCGGAATAGTTCGTCTTGTTCGCTACAGCGTCGAGCGCCTTGTCGAGCAGACCGATATTACCGATCAGCGGCGCAAATGCCTTTGCCTCATCGCCGAAGAAGTCGGAAATCAGCGAGATGTGCCGATCCTTCGGCGCCTTCGCAATAGCACCGAGCACCTTCTTGATGGCGCCGGGCGCATCCTTCTGCATCTGCTTGGCAAGCGCCGGGAGATCGAGACCGAGCGCCTTGGCGGCATCACGCTGAGACTTCTTGGCTGACGCGCCGCGGGTCATGGCCCTGACGACGTTCTGCATCGCCGTGCCGGCCGTCTCGGCTTCAGCGCCGGCGGAGATCATCGCCGAGCCGATAGCAGCAACCTGCTCCTTCGCCAGGCCGCCCATCTCGGCAAGCTTGCCCACGCGGAGCATATAGGCCGTGATGTCCTTGGCCTTGGATGCCATGTTGTTGCTGAGGTGGTTGATGGCATCCGCCATGTCACCGGTCTCACCAACAGACAGCCCAAGCTGGGACTTCAGCTTCGCCAGGCTTTCGCCGGCTTCACCGGCCGACATGTCGAAGGCAATGCCTACCCGCGACGCCATCTCGGCGAAGGACTTAAGCTCTTCAACCGGAATGTCAGACTCACCGGCTGCCGCAAAGAGCTGCGCGATCTCCACCGACGTCATCGGAAGTTCGCGGGACATGGCCTTGATCGTGCGGCTCATGTTGGCAAACTGCTCGTCGCTGGCGTCAACGACCTTGCGCACATCCGCAAACGCGGACTCGAATTCTATCGCGGCGCCGACCGTGCTGCTGATGCCCTTCGTGACGCCAAGATAGGCGCCACCGAATGCAAGCAACTGCCCGGCCACACCGCGGAAGGGGGCCAAGGCTGCCGTCTGCTGCCGCTGAAAGCCGTTCAGGACGCCGTTGATCCGGCGCATCGGCCCAGTCACGCCATCGAGAACGGTAAGCTTAAGCTGTGAGGAAAGGGTGGCCATTATGCGCCCTCGTCATGGTGGCCGTTCAGGAGGTTGCGCACCTCGATGGCCTTGTCGAAATAGGCCACGGCCTTTTCGGGCGGCCACCGCTCCGTGATGTGCGGTGGCTCATGCAGCACGGCGGCGATGACGCAGACGATCAGTCGCCAGTCTTCGCCGCCGCTTCGTTTCCCATGAGGTCTCCCACCTCAGCCATGATGACCTTGAGGTCGCGTGCCTTGATCTTCTGGAAGGCGGGAAGCGGCACGTCGGCGATCGACGCCAGCACGGCAATGGTCTGGCTCATCTCGTCTTTGAACCGGCCGCTGATCATAAGGTCGCCGACCTCTGCTTCTCGGAACGTCAGTTCGGAAACCTGCTGGCCGTTGACTTCGATGGGGGCGGAAAGCTTGACGGTCTTGGTGGACATGGACGTCTCCTCTTGGAAAAGGGAAGGCCCGCGCAACGGCGGGCCTTTTTCTGATGCGGTTAGTCGAGCAGCAGCGACCGACGAACCTTGGCGTACTGGCTCACGCCGGCGACCTTGAAGTCGAACGGGGTAGCCTCGTAGATCTCCTCGCCGTCGATCTCGAGCTTGTAGTAGCGGACCTGAACCGTGTAGTTGTTCTCGGCCATGTCGCCCGGCTTCCACGAGCCGGGATCGCCGGCCGTGAGCATGCCGCGGACCGAAAGGACGGCGGAGTGTTCCGTGCCGTCCTCGTCGATCGTGGCGCCCGTGATCATGAACGGGGTCTCGGTGCCCGGCTGGAGGCCGAAAAGCTTCAGGACGGCCGGGTCGAAACCCGGCATCTTGAAGCTGAACTCCAGCGCCTCGTAGCCGAGGTGGACCTGGATGGGCATCGCCATGCCGGCGTTGCGCATTTCCTCGGTCTTGACCGTCGGGACGGGCGGCGACACATCGGCGATCTGGCCGAGCTGCAGGTTGCCGTCCGTCCACAGCATGCAGTTGCGCAGGATGTAGCGCGGGAGATGTTTCTGGGTCATGAAGTTCTCCTGGCGCTTAGGCGGCGATGGTCAGCGGACCGTTGTCGATCGCGCCGCGGACGCTATCCAGCAGCAGCCGGTAGTAGGCGATGTTCCGGTAGGTCGTGACGTGGATCTGCTCCATCAGCCCGACCGGCTCGAACTCGACATCAAGGAAGACCTTGCCCTGCGCGTTGAGCGTGGGCTCGTTCAGATCGGACAGCCAAACACGGCCGCCGAGGATGTCGTCGTTGAATTGGAAGACACGAAGCGCGGCGTTGCCGTCCTCGATCATCATCTTGAGGTTGTATTTCGTGAACTTGCGGTCCACGTACTTGAAGTAGAGGTCTTCAAGCGCCTCGTTGATCATGTCGGCCGTGGCGCGGACCGAGTCGAACTGCCAGATCTCGTCATCCGTCGCGAGACGCGAACCCCAGGTGCGGAAACCGCCACGCTCGTTGATGATCGTGTTGACGCAGTTTTCGTTGAGGTAGTTCGCATCGCCGGGGTACTGCACCGTGCGGGCGACGCCGTCGATGGTCCTGATTCTCTTGTTAGAGACCGAGCCAGACACGCCTTCCGCCGAAGCCACGACGCGGGCGCGCACACCTGCGAAGACCGGAGCGACAGGCTTGATGACTGGCGTTCCGTTGACGTTTTTCAACGTCTTCGGGTCGATGACGAGAACGCGACCGCCGTTGATCGTGTTGCGATAGCGGACCGCTTCGGCGTCAGTCGTGTTCGGGCCTTCCACATAAGCGCGGGCGCGAAGCTGCGGCGCTACGGTGTTGAAGGCAGAGACGAAGGCGTTTGCCACGTCGCCGAGGTTGGCGATGGCCGTCGCACCGGACCCGCCGCCGCCGGAAATCGTGACCGTCGGCGTGGATACGTAGTTCTCGCCAGCCGCCGTGACCGTGATACCGGTGAGCGGGCCGCCGAGAACAGCCGTCAGGCTTGCCGAGTTGCCGCCGCCACCTTCGACCGTGATGGCCGGAGCGGTCAGGTAGCCGGAACCCTTGTTGGTGATCGTGATGGCGTCGATCGCGCCATCGGCCACGGTGCAGGTCGCGGTGGCCTGCACGCCGCCAGCCGGCGGAGCGGCAATGGTAAGCGTCGGGGCGGTCGCGTAGTCCTGGCCGGCGTTGACGATCGTGATAGCCGAGACGCGGTGCTTGTTGACTGTCGCGGTTGCCGCGGCGTCGCCGCTACCGGAGAAGCTGACGCTCGGCGCAGACGTGTAGTCGTTGCCGTTGTTGGTCAGCGTGACCGACACAACACCGTCCTCGGTGTAGGTGCCGGTGTCGCCTTCGGAAACGAGGACGCGCGGCTGGTAGCTGAGAAGCGCCTTGGCGCGGAGAGCGGCATAGATGCCGGTCTTGGCGGAGGCATCACCAATAAGGTTGGCCTGCGTTTCGTCCGCGTCAGCGCCCACCGCAACGCGGTTGACGATCGCATAGGAACCGCCCTCGCCGAAGTAGGTTTCCAGCGCCGACTTGAGGTAGCTGTCGCCAAGGAGGCTGGCCTTGGAAAGCGACGTTACGAGCGTCGGGGTATTGAGCGGATAGGTCGCGTCGTCAGCATCCGGCGCAGTGCCGTTGAAGAACGTGATGCCGAAATTCACGGCGCGCAGAAGCGACGGCGTGTCCGGGCTTTCGACGACCGTCACGCCGTGTTTATAGGAAAGATCGACCACGCGGGCCTCCTCCGTAGTGTGTGGTGAAAGCCCGGCTGTGCGGGCAACAAAAAACCCGCCTTGGTGGGGCGGGTTAGTGCGGTGGTGTGTGGATGGGGCTAGACGTGAACGCTATTGGAGCAGATAAACTGCCCAGCCCGCGCCATAGGCCAGGATGGGGCCGGCGACGTCGGTAAGGTTCGACCAGCGCCGCCACATGAGCAGCCACGCCTTGGGCGAGCCGGCGTCAAGCTTGAGGCCGGTCTCGGTGTCGCGCTTCTCACGGCCAACATAGAAGGCCACGCCGAGCGCGCCGCCCATGAGGTAGGCGGGCCAGAGGGCGAACCATGGGCTGAGGATGGCCGCCATGATGATGGCGATAAGCTGGCTTTCGAGGATGTGCCCGAAGAACGACTTGTCGATTTTGAATTCACCGATCATCGGGTGCGCTCCGTGTAGTTGAGGACGCCGCCAGACTGACCCCAATCGGCGTCGCGCTGGCGGTCGCTGAGCGAACCGCAGGAAGCCAAAAGCAGGCAGCACAGAGCCGCCGCGAGGATGCGGGTCATGAGAGTGTCCTTTGGATGGGGGTTAAAGCCCTGCCGCCCACCGCCACAAATCATCGACCTGTTCGGGCGGAAGTTCGAAGGTCGCGGCAAGCTCGTCAACGAGTGGGTGGCCGCGATCAATGGTCCCGGCACGCTGCCATTCGATTAAGGCGATAGCCCTCTCCTGCGGGTCCGCAATGGCTTCCAGCTCAGCGAGCACCATCGCCTCGGTGATGCCGATCGACAGGAGACCGATCAGCATCTGGCGCGGCGAGATCGGCGAAAGGGGGCCAGGCACAGGCGGAGGGGGAACAGGCGGCTCTGGCAAAAGCTCGTATCGACCGGGAAAATGCTCCTCTACGAAAGCCTCATCAGCGACGATCGAGTTGACGTGGTTTCCTTCGCTGTCGAAGATTTTGTACCGCATCAATAGACCTCCAAGAGGATGAAGCCGTCGCCGCCCTTTTCCGAGGTCGCGGAAGAGCCGGTCGATGAGGCAGCACCGCCCGTACCGCCGCAGACCGCGTCGGCTCCACCTTTCGCGAGCGCGGTGGCCGAGCTTGAACTGGACGCACCGCCGCCGCCGCCGAAGAGGCCGGGACCGCCGGATGTCGTGGAGGTGCCGGAAGCGGTCGAGCCGCCACCCCCCGCGCCGATGCCGCCAGGTGACGCTGCTACGCCTGCTCCGCTCACGCCAGCCGACCCTGCGCCGATACCTCGTATCCACTCTACGAGGACCGCAAACGAAGAGAATACGCCGGCACCTTCGCCGGGAGTGGAGTTATTGGTAGAGGGCGCACTGCCATGGGCGCTTCCGCCGCCGGTCACTGCTCCAAGAGAACCGCTGGTATCTCCGCCATTACCCCCGACGCCAGCGCCGCCGGTGGACATCATGTTACTATTGCTAGCGATGTCACCACCGCGATGTCCGACATCAAAGAGTGGAAGCGCTCCGCCGCCGCTCGCTCTTAGATAAGACGCCTGCGAGGCAGCGGAAATGTTTCCACCGCGCCCGCCCGCAACGTTCTCGTCGCCACCCGTTGCCAGCCCACCCGCACCGCCCGTAAGAGCCACGGTTCCATCGGCATTCGCCTTGCCGCCTTCGCCGCCGCCGGCAGACAGGTTCAATCCATCCGGACCGGTCACGGTGGTGTTTCCGCCGGAGTTGCCCTGAACGACGCCATTTGTCGTTGTGACGGCCGCGCCGCCCGCACCGGGCGTCAAGGTCAACACATCGCCAGCCTTGAGCTTCACCGTTTTGGTGCAACGCGCACCAGCACCGCCGCCCGTCGCATTGCCACCGGCGCGGCGCAACACGCCGCCACTGCCGGACGCGCCGAACGCGGAAATCTTTACCGTGCAATCGCGCGGGGCTGTCCACGTCCTGGCCGACAGGACAAACTGATACTCGACGCCGCCCGCCGCCGTAGAACCGAAAAGAGTGGAGTAATTCATGCAAGCACCTCTGGAAAAGCTTTCCACGTCCCAAACAGGTACGTCATCCGAACGCCGCGTTTGTCCTCGTCGAGGACGAGGTCTTCAGACGCGCCCTCGATCGTCGAGCCATTGCGCGCGATCGTGACGTTGCTGGCGCCATCTCGAAACACGCGGACGGGCGTGCCGGCGGCAGGCGCGGACGGGAGGGTGACAACGATCGCACCGCCTGCCGAATTGACAATGAGCTTGTCGCCGGCGACGGCAGTGACGTCCTCGGCAATGACAGTGGCGGCATCTGCTCTTGCATCGGCGATAGCAGTAGCGACCTCCGATATATTGTCGTCGCGCGCAGACAGCGCGTCATCGACCTCGCCTTTGTTGTAGAAATTCGAGGGGACGAAAGTCGCAGCCAGCGCCGCCGCATCCTCGGCGGCTTCAGCGTGACCGGCGGCTTCGTCGCGGAAGCCAAGCGCGGCGTCAGCGGAACCTTCGGCCGCGTCACGCGCGGTCTCGGCCGCCTCGCGCTCCTCACCAGCTGCGACGACATGCCCGGCTGCGACATCAGCGGAACTGGACGCCGCGCCGGCATGTCCTGCCGCAACATCGCGCACGCCTTGCGTCTCGACCAGGAGCGCCTGCACCTGTTCCAGCATCGCAGCTTCGCCCAGAGCGGACAGAAGCCCGACCTCGACGTAGCAATCGACATGCGGCCCGTCGTCGCCCGCGACAGCAAGGACGTCGACGACAAGGGTGTTTGTCTCCTTGCTCCAGCTCACGACACGGCAGACGGCCAGATCGTCCCGATTGGCCTTGCGGCCGATCATGACGATCGGAGCCGGCGAAAAACCGATCGGGCCGGAGACGTCGAGCGAGAGGGAAAGCCCGTTCTGCACATCGAAAATCACCGGACCGTCGATATCGGCCGAGGTGTAGTGGCCCTCCTGAAGGGCACTTACCACGACGGATGCATCTGTGAACAAGTCAGAAAAGTTCGTCGTGATTTGCGCCACGAGATCATCGACGGCCTGCACCTGCCCAACTTTGAGTGCGGCAGTCGAGGCCTCTACAGCTTCCGTCCGCTCGTGAAGCTGGCTGAGCGCCCGCTTCACCGCGTCGAGCAGCAAACTGTCGCGGACTTCGAGCAGTGAAGCGGGGTTGTTAGCCATTATTCGATTACCTTGCTAAACACCTTAGAGACCGCAATCGGGAAAGCGATGTTGTTGGTTGCAGCCAGCACGTGCGTCTCATAGACGTCGTTTGCGGGATCAACCGTGAATTCCCACGTCACCTCGACGGCGTTGTTCTCCGGAACAGGCTTGATGACCGGCGCACCATCGGGATTGACGACCGTCGTCAGCGCCGTGCCATGGTGGATCTTGGCGCTAAGCGTGTGACGTACCGCATCGTACTTCGGGATCGTCGCTGTAACGACAACCTTCGCCCACGTGGTGCCAGAGGGGACCGAGCGCGGAATGCTGATGTAATGGACGTCGTCATCCGACCGGAACGCGGTGCGTTCCGAACCCGAAAGCTCAAGTACCGGCATCACCCACTCATTACCCGTCAGGAAGGCCCGGAAGTCATAGGTCGCCGTGGTCCCCACGCCGAACACTTCGGTAGGGTCCGGATCGGGTGCGGTTTCGTCTGCGGGCAGGTTCGCCATCGTCTTCCATGCGCCGCCCGAGTTGGCCTGCCAGGCAACGCCGGTATTGTCCGGAACGATGGCCGGGCAGTTGATGTCGACGTTCTGGACGCCGCCGGAAAGGGACAGATTGTTGAGGCGAACGTCGAGCGTCGTCGCGCGGAACTTGCAGTACTCCACGGCATGGGCCATGTCCTGCGTGATCGATCCGACAAAGAAGTTGCCGTCCGTGCTTTCGAAGTAGTTTCCGCCAAGGAACTGGTCGCCCGTCGCCATGGCCACGGTGACGTTACCCGTGACAGAAGTCAGGTAGCCGACGCCTTCACGGCCGACATGGGCCGGAACCGGGAAGGCAAAGCGCGTCATAGTGGCGTCCTTGCCGCGCACGTAACGCACGAAGCTGGACGAGGTAAGCGTGACCGTCTGAAGCACCTTCTCCGGGTCCGGTGAACCATCGGCGCGCAGCTTGCAGAGCGCGACAGTTATCTCCGCGCCGTTCTCCCAGTTGATAAGGCCGAGACGGATCGCCGGAATATAGCGTTCCTGCGACTGAAGCCAGGTCTGGCCCTTGATGACGCCCTGGATCGTCAGGTTCGTCTTGCGCCAGACGTCGTAGCTGTAGACGTACCGGTCCACGATGACGCCATAGCGCCAGTAGCGGTTCCAGTACGGGTAGCGGTTGATGTAGTAGCCGTAGGGGTATGCAAACGCCTCGGCCTGCTGCGCCCACACGCGGTAAACGATGTCCGTCTGGTAGCGCAGAGGGTGCCAGAGCAGCGGGTTCATGTAGTGGTAGTAGCCGCCATAGCGGATACGAACACGGGTCATGTGCATGCGCACGAGCTGCATGGTCTGCGTCACCGTTCCGCCGAGCGGCGCGGTCTGGCCCGTCGAATGAACGATATGCCCGATCTCCGGATCGTAGGCAGGGAACAGGACGCCCTTGTCCTGGTGCATCAGGCGGATGTCATTGGCGTTGAACAGCGAGAGCGGAACGCGGTCCTCCGCCGCATAGGGCGCCTGCAAGCCCTCGTCGACACGACCCTTGAAGTCCGGATGCGCGGTGTTGACCTCGCTGTCGTTGGCAAGGCGATCGAGTGCATAGGGCGCGCCGGTGTCGCCGATATCATTGACATCCTTCAGCGTGGCGACGTCGTAGATAATCTGGTCAAGCGTGGCATAGCTGACGGTCGACTTCAGGAAACCGGAAATGCCAACCAGATCGTTCCGCAGTGCCTGAACCTCACCGCGCACGACGTCCAAAACGGCACCCTGCTGCGAGATGATCGCGTCGAGATCGTTGACCGACTTGATGCGGTGGTCGTCGAGCATTTCCGGATCGCCCACGATGCCGTTGACGTCCAGCACGATACGGCAGAACGGGACGACGTTGGCCGGAACGACGGGGTCGAGTTCCTGCGTCGAAAGGCCGCTCGCGAGCTTAGCCACCTCGACGACGTTGCGCACATATGGCGATGTCGTTACGACGATGTCCTGCGTGGTCGTGCCGCCGGCACCATCCGGCACCTCCACCGTCTTATCGCGCGAAGTGGCGGGTGCCGGACGATCATCAACGCCTTGTGCGGCGAGGATGACAACGCGTTTCTGCCCGGCGATCAGCGGCTTTTCCGCGACAAGGCTGATCGTTACAGCTGCCTCCAGGGCGTATTGCCGGAAGTTCACGTAGGCCGCGCCGGTCGAAACCACGGCGGCATTCTGCCCATCCTTAACCGTCGCAAAGCCGCGATAGCGAGCCGTGCCCAGCCAGTCTTCAGTGAGCATCTCGTCCCCAACCTGCGGGAACGTGCCGAGATTCGACACATCCTGCTCGCGGAAGTGCTCGCCTTCACCAATGGTGACGCGCTGATACATAAGCCTATCTCCTGCTCATGAGTTTCACCGCGCCGATGCGGGTGGTCTCATCGATGTCATTGAGGTCCGCCACGGTGAGTTCGCGAACAACGTTGAAGTTGACGGTCACGACATCGCGCGCGCTCTGTGCGCTCGCGATTGCGGACAATACGTCTTTGGTTTTTGCCGCCGGGTCCGGCGCGATGCGGCGCCCAGAGAACGGAAATCCTCGCTTGCTCGGTCTTGCGACCAGCACCGCCAGTTCCTTAGTGAATGGCGCACGAGGCATCCTGGATCGACCGACCGAACCTGTGCGAGGCCGCGAGCCGGAAGGGCCGGTTCCGTCAGCCACTCGGAGCGCTAGATAGAAGTCCGCCCGTGCCGGAGCCGGGGAAACAGCTCCACCCATCGACGTGCGGCCCACGGCAACGCGCCAACCACGGCTTGGTCGCGAAATCGGCACGATGCGGGGGTGCGCTTCGGCGGGCACCAGCGACGGAACGCCCGGCTTCAGGTCGAACGGATCGCGCGAGGTGGGCCGCCAGTCGAAATCAAACACGCGTCGCGTGGATGCCGGCTTGCCGATCGGCCTACTAAATTTTCCCCGCCCTGCCGCAAGGGTTATCTCTGGTGGCGCTGGAACCGAGACGCGCTCGATCTCGGCAAGCGCTTGGCCGTCCGGATCGAACGTCTCCCCGGAGACGACAAGCGCCACCACCTGGTCGCCTTTGCGCAGTTCCGCCCGGCGCGCCTGCGGGACCGGAGAGCCACGAAACACAGGATGACGTCCGACCGCTCCACCCAGAGGCGGAGACTTCGTTGCGCGTGGCGGAAGCGGATAGATGCGGATCTCGGGGAGCGCGCGCAGCCATGCTTCGTAGGCCTCCGGCGTGGGAGACCGACCGATCATGAAACCGTCGCGCGGCAGGTGATAGTTGATCAGTTCGGCATCTGCGTAGTCGCACGCCATCCGGTCTGCGGCGATCGTACCTTTCAGGCGGTGAAACGCCGGCTGCTCCAGAACCACCTGACGCTTGCGATGCTCCGGCCACCCGTCCCGCCAGTAATCCGTAGACCAGCCCCACGCGAGATGCGGCAGGGCTGACGCCGGTATCCTCAACGGGTCGGCCATCGTACCGATCGGCGCAAGAACGGCGGGATCGATCTCGATGCTCTCGGCAACTGCCTTTTCGTAAAGACCGGAGTTGGAAGGAAGCAACGTGGCAGGGCTGGTCATCACAGTACCTCTGTCAGGACGTCGTCTATGACCAGCTTGATTGCGGCTTCCGGACGCGGCAGCACATCTGCCGAAAGGCCAGTGATGGCGACGGTAATAACGGGAGAGACATGCGCCGCCGCATAAAGAGCGTCGACATAGAGGCCTGAACCGATTTGGTGGACCGCCGCTGCATACGCATCGAGCTTCTTGCGCGATGCGGCCTTAACGGACGCCGGGTCGGGCCCACGGGGTATTTTCAGGTTAATCGTGACGTGCCGCTCATCGATATCGGCCTGCATGACCGTGAGGATGTCGGTCGACTGTGTCGCGTGCTCCGGCTCGAACGAGCGAATGATTGCCGCAAGTGTCGCGCTTGGAACGATGCCCGTTTCGCTCTTCCCAAGGACCCGGAGTTCGATGCGCCCCGCGCCTCGTCGGATCGGCCGAACGTCTTTGATCTCGTTTGAGAACGCCGTGCGAACGCGAAATATGTAACCCCCATGGGTCACTCCGAGATCTGCCATGGCCTCGGGCGCCAACTGACCGCGCGCGCGATAGGCGTCGTCACTTTCGTTCGGCAGTCGGGGCGTTCTGTGATACGTTGCCAGGATGTGGTCGAGCGCCGAGCCGGTGGCGTAAGCCAGTAGCAGACCCTTGGCCTTGTCATTGCCATCTGCGCGGAGGAGTGCCTCGACGTACGCCGCAGCCTGCTTGATTACAATGGCCGGATCAGTCTCCAGCATCTGGACATCATAGTCCGGGAGGTCTGGATTGGCCGCCCGCAATACTGCCCAGATTTCCTTGAATTTGGCGACATATCGCTGAAAGATCACCTCGTAATCGATTTGCTCGATTATGATTGGCGCAGACAAAGACGATAGGTCCAGCGAACTCGCCGCGTCAGCCATGCCTACCTCTCAAAAACAACCCGCGCCGTGGCGTCCTCTGCGACCGTGTAGTCGCCGAGATGGCCGCGCGGGTAATAGGTTCCGTAAATCGCGAGAGCCAGGAGCCCGGTCGCCTCGGCGCGCTGGACCGCCCCGCCGCGCATGCGGAAGCGAGGCTCCCAGCGGGCAATTGCCGTGGCCGCGGCGGAATAGACCGCCAGCACGTTGCGCTGCGTCATCTTCGCGTCGACCAGGTCCGGCAGGTCCGAACCGAAATCGCGCCTCATGACACGGGAGCCGATCGGCGTCCGCAGGATCTTGCTGATTGACTGCTGGACATGCGCCCAGCCCGTGAGCGCAGCGCCAGTGGCCGCGTTCACGCCGGTTGAATCGGCCATGTGGGGTGTCCTTTTTGGCCGAAGCCAGAAACTAGACCGCGTAGACCCGCGTCGCAGAGCCCACGGCCGTGTCGCCATCGCTGTCGGCGTCGCCCTTGCGGTGGAGCAGTTGACCGCCCTCACCGCCCAGATGAACCTCGCCATCCAGCACGATCTTGCCGGCGGTAATCGTCACGCCATCACCGCCCGCCTGAATCACCGTCGAGCCGATCTTGATATGCAGCGGGACGTTGCCGGTGTTTTCGCGGGCGTTCGCCTCGGAATAGGTCGACATCTCGATAACGGCATCGGTCAGGTCGCCGCTTTCGGAAACCAGATCGACCTGCTCGCCTACGGTGTAGACCACGTCCATCTTGACCCCGCCGGCGGCGTAGGTCTTAGGCTTTACCCATGGAGACAGGTACGGCGTGCCGCCCTGCTCGGAGATTTTCACCCGATACCGGCCCTTGTCGTCCGGCCCTTCGACCACCGTGCCGGTGCGCTTGCGATTGCGGGCGCGCCGCTCACTCTCTGCGTGCCGGTGGTAAAGGTCAGCAATTTGACCTTCAATCGTGTTCGGGATCACGGTGCACCTACCGGCGTGGCTGGCGAAGCATCGACGTTCACGACGGTGATGTCGGCCTCGGCGCCCGTTGGCGGAATGAGAAGCAGATTGTCGGCCTCGGTGCGCGTCATGCCGTAGCGGCGCATGTCCGTCTGCCACTGGAATTCGTTGGCGAAGAGCTGCGCTTGCATGAGTGTGACCTGGGCGGCCACAACCGGATCTGGAATGGTGGCGGGACTGTTCTCGTCGTCAGGATCGTGTGCAGGATTAGGCACCGTCACCGTAGCCGCCTTCGCGAAGAACATGGCCAGCGGGTGAGCCGGCTTCAGCTCCACGCCGCGAACGGGGTCGGCAATTAGGTCGCCAGTGACTTTTAGCTGCTGCGCGGCCAAGCGAATGCCGGAACCGTCGCCGCTGGTTCTGGCACGCTCGATGCGATCGATGCCGCGCAGGAACTTGCGGAATATCTCCGCCCATTCGTTTTTCGGGTCGGTCAGTGTGTCGCCTACCTGGCGCGCAACCACGTCCAACGTGAACTCAAAGTTGGCGTCAGTCGCCGGAATCCCGACACCCAGTAGTGTCGTCTCGCCAGTGGCCTCGTCCATTTCAGTATGGGCGGCCGTGATGCCCATCTCGAACAGAAACTCGGTAGGGCCGTTGTCGACCCAAGACCGCAACACGTTGTCGTCAGACTTCGCCGCGTCGGCGTAGACTGAGATAAACGGGCGGTCCTCATCGGTCCGGAGCGAGCCGTCGGCAGCGACATCGAGCGCGCCAATCTGGCTGTCCAGCACGTTGTCGCCCACCAGCGTGCGCCCACGCAGGGCCCGCACCGCGGCGATGCGGGCTGCGATGCGATTCAGGGACATTGATCACCTAGCTATAAGTGCGGAACTCTACGACGCGTTGCCTGTCGGGTTGCTCAAACTCATCAACCGAGGCGTTCGGAAGCTGGCTGCGCAGCCAAACGAGTTGTTCGCTTGGCATCTCGCGGTAGAACGCACGGACGCCATCGGAGTTCGCCAGAAGCAGGAACGGCTTCATCCAATCCTTCGGAGTGGCTGCCATCGACCTACGCCTCATTCAAATTCAAAACCAGCCGTGTGTGGCTGCGGTCATCGACGTCGGCGACTTCAAACCACGGCTGGCCGTGCCTCGCTAGGGCGCGGACCTTGTCGCCAGTATTAGGCTGCGGCCCGCTATAAGCGGCCCGATCGATGTGCAGTTGCGCCTTGTCGGCGACGATCCGGCTGCGCCAGCTTTGCGCCCGGCCGCCGTCTACGCTGGTCGTCTTCCCCTCGCCGACCCGGAAGACGGCTTCGATCTCAATCGCTGGTCTTGATGGGTCCAGCACCCCACTCTTGAAGAACGACAAGCGCACTGGCTCGGCGAAGACATGGTCCACACCGGCCAGCACTTTGTCGCGCAGGTCGTGAAAACGGGCAGCAACTGGCATTATTTCGGCCTCCTGCCGCCCGTTTCATTCGTTAGGTGTTCTTGGCGCGCATCAGCGCCTTCGGACGTGTGCAGATGTCCAGAGCGTTCATCTGCGTTTCGCCGTAGACGCCCTTGTCCAGGTCAAGCAGAGCCTGCTTGGCGTAGAACGGACGACCCAGCGTGTTCACCGTCTCCATGTACGGAGCCGGCGCGTAATACGTCTTGAACATGCCACGGGCGCCGACCGGGAAGAACTTCGCCTTGGTAGCCTCTATGCCGATCTTGGCGCCGTCGCCTACAGAGGTGGCTGCGCCGTACCGCTCAAACGCGATGCCACCGAAGGAGAAGATGTCGTTGCCGCCTCGATCAGGACTGACGTAGCTATCACGAAGGATGGCGGCTTCCGACCACCCCTTGTAGGTCTCGCGGACTTCCTTATGGGAAATCAACTGGTCAAAGAACGTGTCACCCACAAATGCGTGAACGCGAGCAAACGGCGAGCCGCCCATCGCGTTGCGCGTGCTGAGGACGACATTGGAGCAAGCCTTGCGAAGTACGCCTTCCGCTGGGTTGGCGTTGTCGAGATCGAAGTCGAGTTCTGCGGCCTGCGAGACAGCGAATTCGCTGAAAAGATCAAGCGTCGTCCCGTCAGCGTAGGTCACGAGGCCCTGAATGGCGCCGAGACGGTGATACTCATGCGTTATTCTGACAGCTAAGTAATTCAGATACTTACGTTATTTTGTCGCACCCTTGTCGCGTCCAAGGCCGCCGCAATCCCTTCTATGGCGATCTTGGAGCGCTGATCATCAGGGAATAGATGCGCGTAAACGGACATCGTGGTGTTGATATTCTTGTGACCGATAACCGTCTTTAGGTTGAGTGCGGGAAGCCCGCTTTCAATCATGAGGCTGACTGCCGCATGTCGCATCTTGTGCGAAGAGAACAGAGGTTTTCCGTCGTCGTCTAGAAGGCCGGCGTCCGACATGATTGTGTGCCAGTTGGACGCTTGCAGGTTTGCCACCCCGGCCGGGTCATAATGCTCAAAGCCGTGCCGGCCGTTGGCGGCAATTGAACGCATGACGAAACCTTCAAGAGGTTCATCAACTTCGTGCGCCGAGAACGGCTGCGCAAGCGCCCGTTCCAACTGATTGCGGCGACGGGTGAATGTCGCCTTCGGCGTGCACTTGCCCTTGGAGTAGCCGCCCGCGTCAAGTTTCACGACACGCGCCCTCAATGTCCAGTATTGCCACAAGTCCATGAGTGCCGCCCGCACATCGGGAGACATGGGAATATCTCGATTCCCCGCAGATGACTTCGGCGCCTTCAACCCGTCTTCGCGCGAATGACTGTGACGCACGGCAACGGTGTCATTGGTAAAATCGACGTTCTCCCACTGGAGTCCTGCTATCTCACCGATACGCATTCCGCAGTGAAAGCCAAGCAGCACAATCGCGCGGTTGACTAGGACGGTGTTGTAATGTCGGCCGGGCTTTTTTTCCTTTCGCGTAGCGTCGATGACCTTGACGATATCAGCCTTCGTTGGAATTCGGACCCGCTCATTGCCGAGTGCCGGCAGACGGGCCGGTTCGTCCTTGAGCACGCTTCGCTTGATCCATCCCTTGCGCACCGAAAACGTCAATATCATGCGAAGCGCGCGATACCTACTGTGGAGGGTGTTGCGCTTCCTTTGCACCGACAACTCGTCCACCCACGCCTGCACGGCAATGGTTGTCAGGTTTTTCACCAGCATGCTGCCGAACCGAAGCTTCACGACCTTTACGGCGCCACGGTAAGCGGCCAGGGACGAACCGGACATCTCGTCACCTATGTGGTGTCGCCGTTCGCAGTCCCTGATAAAGGCGTCGGCGGCCTGTGCGACCGTCACGCTTTCTCTGTCTGACGTGTGAATGCCCTCAGATATCTCCGCTTCCATTTTCATCCGAAAAGCGTCGGCGAGCTTCTTCATCTTGAACGTCTTTAGTCGGCGCGTGCCCGACTGATCTACATAGTCGCAAACCCAAGGCGACTTCGGGTCATCCGGGAACCGCTTTCTTACACTAGCCATGATCATCTCCTATCGAAATCTGATAACGCCATGTTACGCATTTGCGTAACTTTTGCAACCCCTAAAACGAAAGAGACCGCCCGCCTCCATATGAAGCGGACGGCCCTCTCTTGGCCGGCACTACGCGAGCACCGGCACCGGCGGAGCTATCCCGCTACGTCGAGTTCGCTAAACCCGCCGCCACGAAGTTGAAGGAGATCACCATAGATGCTCTCAACCCAGCCAAAGCCGAGCGTAAGCGCGTCACGGATACGCAAGGCCCCAAGGTCATGGAGGCACGCCACAAGCATGTCCTCCTCATGGACCAGCACGCCGCCTTCGTCCCCCTCAACAAGATCAGCTAGGACGCGAAGCTTGCATGCCACGTCACGGGATTTGGAAATAGGCGCGGCTATGAGCGCATGGATCACGGCGGTGTGGGCGCGGTTCATGTCGTTCATGGCAGCGTCGGGCATTGGCGCGTAGTCCCTCATGGAGGTGCGCAACCGGCTGGATAGCTCCGCCATTCTTGGAACGTCGGAAGGCTCTTCCTCCTCACGCTGGAATGCGGGAGGTGGGCTTTCAAAATATAGGCTCTTGTGCATAGAGATTTTGCTCGCGGTTACTTCCGTCACGGCGCTTCTGAAGGCGAACGTGAAGGGCAAGCCAGCAGCAGGCTGGCGCCGGGAAGTTCAGAACATGCCCGCGAAGACATGCGCCACGACCTTCACCCTTTCGGGCTTATGCAAGGCCAAGAGTTACCTCTTGACGACCGTGGCCTTCCCGGCAATAGTGAGCCGGTCGGGACAACGGCGTTGTCTCGTCAAGTTTTCAGCGTACCTCGGCCGGCAAGCCGCAGCGCACGCCTATCGCGGTTAGCATCGCAATCCCCGGCAAGGGACCGATGCGGGAGTTCTGAAGCTCCGCGAACATATTCACCCTATTCGTTCACAAACGCAACACCCGTCCCGGCAAGGACGGGCGGTTCGCGCGTCACTAATTTTAGGGAGGATACAAATATGAGAATCGCTCTTCCGCTAGCAGCCGCCCTTGCCCTCGCCGCCCCCGCGCATGCGGAGGAGTTCACGCACCTGCAAGGCGCGCTTGCCCTTGAATGGATGGTCGCTCATTGCGACTTCAGCCAGGAGCATTCCCTGGGGGTCATGGTGGCGAGCATGACCATCAACGGATCAGACCCCCAGTTGGTGGCGAAGGACCGGACCTATATCAGGGAGCAGTACGCCCGCGCGCCATCCGTAGACGAGGCTTGCGCTTCCTTCAAGCCGCCGGCGAAGGCCCGTCCGGAATACAAGACCAAACAATAAAAAACCCGGCCGAAGCCGGGTTCTCCCGTTAGTCCTTCTCCACCGCACATGGTGGCAACAGCATGGCTGGAACCGCTGGCAGTCCTAAGTGCCGCCATAGCTCTTGAGCAACCGTGTTGCCCCAAAGCCGCCGCGCCTCAATGACAAGCTTAAGGGCAGACATTCTGCGTTCGTCGGTCATCATAGTCTCCTCTTGTGGTGATTGCCGGGTTGGTGCACCGGCATCAAGAGGCATAGTATCCTTTTACAAATTTGTCAAGGTTGGCGGCGCGCATTGACCTCGGCAATGGCCTTGGCCCAGAGTGCCTTCGTGGAGATGTCCTTGGCTGAGCGACCGTCACTAAGTCGTGCGCCCGCAATTTCTAGCTCGTCGCCAGCGGCCTGCGCCATCCGTGCCCTATAGGCGTCATAGCTCTCAGGCGTCTCCACCTTGCTGGCAGCCGGCGCGCTTCGCTTCGCCACAGCAAGCGTTGCTTGCACCTGCTCTACCGACAACTGCTCATCCTTGAAGAGCAGCGCAGCCATAGCATGAAGCTGTTCGTTGTATTCGGGCAGCGCCATGATAGCTGACCAACGTTCGATTGCGTTCATGGTGTTCTCCTAGATCCCCGCCTTGCGCAGCGTTTCGTTTTCCGCGCCAATGAAGCGCATCATGCCGGCAGCCTCATCTTCGGTGCTGTCGTCGATTGCCTCTTTCGGAATGAATGATGCGGGCTCCCCCGTCATTGCCGTGTAAGCGGCACAAGCAGCGGCGCCGATCCTGGTTCGAAGTTCACAGGGACCGATGTAGTATGCGGTGTCGCTTACCTTCCTTTGGTCAGGGAAGTATAGCCGCGTCTCAGGCACGGGGACGTGCGAAGGACGGGACAGGGTGATCCCGCGCAGGCTAATCCCTAATTCGCGCAGGTGCACATTAAAGGTGGCAAGCGTGCTGCCGGCATGATGTGAGGGCTTCATATTAGAAATGGTGAATTTGGTCATCATTGCTCCGAGGTTGTGTGCGTGGCTATTGCCACCCTGAGAAGTTCTGCTTCCATTGCATCGGATAGCGGGGCTCGCCGCGTCCCGCCTTCGCCAGTCAGGCGCGGCACCGACAAGCCGAAGCCGCCGTCCCGCCTGATCAAGGCGCAGCCGGGGAGCACTAGCTCCCCAACCGTTGCCGTGAATGTTGCGGCGATCCTGCCGCGCGCCGGGTTCATGTGGCTTATGCGGATCATGAGACCCCCGGTGGGTTAGAGACTGTTCCAGCCCCAACGGGGCCAATGCGGGTCGGACGCCCCGGCGTCGGTCTAGGCACAGGCCCGGCAACCTCGGCAACGCCGTTGCCCGTGTTGCCGAGGTTGCCGTGATCATGTGAACAACCCGCCCGTCATCCGGTTGATATGGTGGATCACCCGAGGCTCGAGGCGCGCGGACGTCTGATCCCAAACCTTGGCCGTCTCCCCGCGAAGCATCTCGACTGGGATAAATACGCCTGATTTTTGCTTGGCGAACTTGGTGCCGACGCGCTCACGCTTCTGCTGACCGGACTTCACAAACGGGTTTGACTTGGCGAGATTGTAACTGTGGCCATCGCCAATGCGGACGAAGATCTGCCTGTTCCAGGCAGGCTTGTCGACACGTTTCGGCCACCAGCCAGCCCTCTGAAACAAACCGGGAAATACCTGCCGCACGCCGCGCGGGGCGGCGCTTACACCGGCCCTGGTTTCGCGCGGCTTGAAGTATTTCAGGCTCACGTCGCCACCCTGTCCGTGGATCACATAGGAGAGGGTGGCGGGAGTCGACTTCGACACGTTGCGGCGCACGGCCTTCAGTGTGGTCTTGCGGGGCAGTCCGGTTTGTACGGCAAGAGCGCGGGCGGCAGCCGTGCCCCCAACCCGTCCGGTTTCATTGATGGCGCGGCTGAAGACTTGGCCGGCCTTGCGGGGCGACTTGAGGGCCGCCGTCGCCTTGGTGAAGAGGGCGAGACCGTCGCCCTTGATGTCGATTTTGAGCATGATTACACCGCGTAGACTCGGCTGGCCGAACCGACTGCCGTATCGCCGTCGCTATCTGCGTCCCCCTTACGGTGGAGGAGTTGCCCACCTTCGCCTCCAAGGTGCACGGTGCCGTCTAGGACGATCTTGGTGGCCTTCAGGGTGATGCCCCCCCCGCTCACCTCGATGATGGAGTCGCCTACCTTCAGCCGGAGCGGCACGTTCTCGCCATTCTCGCGCGGGTTGTCGTCGGAATACATCCCGAAATCGATACGGGCATCTGTAAGATCCCCGTTCTCTGAGACAATATCGACCTGCTCTCCAATGGCGTAAACCACGTCCATCTTGACCGCGCCGGCCCCGACGGTCTTAGGGCGTATCCATGGCGTCAGATACGGCTGATCCGCCCTGGCCTGTTTTGAGATGTTGACGCGATACCGGCCCTTTTCATCAGGGCCTTCCGCAATGGTGCCGGTGCGGCGGCGATTATTGTTCCGCCGCTCCAGATCCTGAATGCGTTCCCCCATGCTTCGGAGAAGCCCATCTAGTGTTCCTGCCATGTTGATCCTCACCTGTAGGTCATGTTGTCTGCCAGCTCAAATCCAAAGGAGCCCTCAAGCTGCCGTATGACGTAGTCGCCCACCTTGTCGGAAACGTTTCGCGCGAATGCGTCGGGATCGCCGCCAACTGGTGCATTTACGGGGATGTGAATTACTGGCTGGATGTTGAAAGTGTTTCCGCCGCCGCCAGAACGGGAACCGCCACCACTGGACGCACCGGCTGCTGCTGCCCGGTAGGCGTCGTTCGGGCTGATCATCCCGCCGCTGCCGGGACTGAACAACTCCGGCCCGCGCTCGCCAACGACATAGAGCCCACCGCTCCGGACTGGGCCGCCCTTGGCGCGAGCTCCGTCGACGGCTGGCTTTTGTGCAGGAGCTTCTTCGCCGCCTCCAAGCCATGTCGGCATTTTTGGCCACGAGATGATGTTACTGAGATCGATCCTGCCGATCGCCGCCCTGATTTTGTCCGGCAGGGAGGTAAACCAAGCCAGAAGTTCGCCCGCCTTGGCCACGACGCCATCAATGATGCCCTGAATCATGTCCACGCCGGCCTGGAACATCGCAGAATTCAGCGCTTTAAAGCCGTCGATAAGCTTGCGGGTTACGGCATAGGCGTTGTCCTCGATGACCATTTGGTGCTGGCGCGTCAGGTCATTCGACTGGAACAACGAGCCGAGCCAGCTAGCCGCCTCTTTGAACTGCTCCCACGCCCATTTTGCAGCATCCCCCAATGCGGAGAACGACTGCGCGAAGGGATCGAGCACCGGCCATAGAAAGTCGATGGCAGGCTGAAGTTCCTCGCCGATCGCGCGAGCAACGCCTGTCACTATGCTGCTGATACGATCCCAGTTTTGCCAGAGCGCAAGGCCAGCACCGGCAACAAGAGCAACACCCGCGCCAATGGCGAACCATGCCGGCGCGGAGATGGTGGCCAGTGCAGCACCAACGGTACTGAGAGCCCCGCCGATTGCGGTAACGCCCGGCACGGCGGCGGCCATGCCACCAAGAGCGGTACGAACCGTTTCAAGCTTGGTTAGGCCCGCGCCGTTGAGACCCCCGTCAAGCATGGCGGCCATGCCGGCGTTTTTCGACGTGGAGAGCGCCTTGAGGGACCGCTGAAGCGCAACGGCTTCCGTCGCCGCCGTGCCGAAGTGGGTGGCCAACCGCGCCACCGGAATCACCATGGACAGGATACCGCCCTTCGTCCACAGGAAGGCGAACCGGGTGGCCGTCATTGCAACGTTGAAGCCCACCACAGCAGCCGTTGCGGCGACGATTGCGGAGGTGGCTTCGGGATACCGTTCCGCAAGGTCAGCAATCCCGGTGACAACGGGCGCAACCTTGTCGATCACCTGATTGAGGGCGGGCAACAGGGCTGCACCGATGGAGGCAGATACGTTCTCCAGGGCGGCCTGCATCCGCAGAAGCGCTCCTTCCGATGTCTTCATACGGCGCTGGAAGTCGGACTCAACCGTGCCAGACGCTGCCATGGCCGCCGCCCGGATACGACGGTATTCCTCCATGTTCTGGATGAGCGGACGAAGGCCCTGCTGGACCTGTGAATCCTCGAAAAGATTGCCAAGCTTGCTGAGGTCACCCTTCAGGGTCTTGTTGGTGATGTCCGCGATGGCCTCGATTGGACTCATGCCAGCTTCGGCACGCTTCTTCAGCTCGCGCTCGAGGTTCACGCCCAGTTTCTTGAAGGCTTTGACTGTCTGGGGCGAGTTGATCTTCTGCAGGACGTTGCCGAGGTTTGTCGCGGCCGAGGCGGAATCACCTGTCGCCCCGCGAACCACCTGCAGGGCTGCCGAAAGGTCGGCAACGGCCGGCACGCCGGTCTGACCAAGTGCTTGATATCCCGCGCCAAGGGCAGGAAAATACTGGGCCATGTCCTTGAGTTCGAAGGCGCCCATTTTTCCGGCCGTAGCCATGGCGTCTAGGGACTTGCCGAATTGATCTGCCGGAACCTTCAGATTGCTCAGGGTGGAATAGCCGGCGGCGCTCAGGTCCTCAATGCTGGCCTTGTAGGCAAAAGCCGCCTTGCCGATATTGGGCAAGAGCTTCAGCGCGTCACCCTCAGAGGCACCAAGACCGAGAAGGGTATCCATCCCTTTCGCCATTTCGGATCCGGCCTGGTTCGTCTCCCGCCCGACAATCCGAAGCTGCTTCCCCAATTCCGCAAGGCGCTTCTGGGGAATGTCCGCCTTCTGGCCGATATCCTCCAGCTTTGATTCGAACGCCACGGCCGACTTGATAGGCGCGCTCAGGCTCTGGGCCAGGGTGTAGCCCATAGCGACAGCAGTCACCATGCGGCTCTGCATGGCGTCCATGGCGGCTGCATTACGGGCCGCCATCATCTGGAGTTTGGCAAGGGCGGCATGGACGCCTTTCGCCCTGCCGCTCACCTTATCGGTGAGAGACAGGACGAGTTCTGCGGACCTTTTACTCATGCCGCGCTTCCTTTTTCGCTTTTATGGTGGCGCTCATGGCCGTGTGAGCCTCAGATGGCTCGGGGGGATGCTGCCCGTTCTTCAGCGCAATGAGTTCAATGGCCGCCTGATACCAGTCGAGGGTCTTGTCAGGCGGCCACTGCTCAATGACGTGAATCGGGGTATTGAGCTCTGAGGCGATGACCGCGACTAGGCCGCGCCATCCGCCGCTTCGTCCTCCCCCATGAGGTCAGCCACCGCCAGGACGATCTTGTTGAAGTCGCGCATGCTCACCTTCTTGAAGGCGGGCAGCGGCACGTCAGACATGGCGGCGAAGGTGGCGATGAGCTTGCCGTTCGGGCCGTCGAACTTGTCAGCAACAATCATGTCGCCCGTCGTGGCCTCGCGGAATGTCAGTTCCTGGTAGGTCGTGCCAGCATGTTCAACGGGAGTGCGGAGGGTGTAGGTTACGGTCATGGGTGGTCCTTTCTGGACAACAAAAAACCCGCGCTTCGGCGGGTCGTGGATGGTGAAGGTGATGGGGGTGTCCGCAGTTGGTGTTACCTGCGGACAGGGGGTAACACGCGGCGACGTTCGCCGAAGGCGTCCAAAAGACGCTTATCTGATGCGGCGACATTGACTCGTCCTGCCGAATTCAAAACAAGGTATCCCTTTTGTTTCCAGATGGTTACAGTCTTTCTTGAAACCTTCTGGTGTTCGGCGTAGGCCGCTTGGTTGACGAAGTATGCAACCATGGGTTTCGCCTCCATTTTCGGGGGTGTCCGCATTCTGTTACCCTGTTTTTGAACTAGATAAAGTCCGACCGGCGAGGGTGTCGCGCCCGCTATCGGTTTGGACAGGCCAAACGGTCCCTATGCCAGGGGCGGGTCAGGCCCCCGGCAGCAAGGCGCGATAAGCCATGCCCACGCCTACCTCTACCTCTGTGCGCTCTGCTGGCTTGAGGTACACATGGTCAGCGTCGGACGGGTTATCCAGCGTTAGCACAGCCCCCAGGCCGCCAAGGGTAAGCGCCTCATTGGTATCCTCCAGCAGGGTACGACCGACATAGGCACGGATAGCCACGTTGGTGATAGGCTTGATGGTTATGCTGGCCGCACCGGACGCAACAAGCGTCCATGCATCAGCGGGCAGATTGAATAGTCGAGTGGTAGCCATGTGATTTATCCCCTGATTACGAATGCGTCTTCATATGCCTTGCGGCGCATGATTGTCTGTTTCCATGATGCACGCGTGCTGCTCGCACCGGCTACAGCCGCCGCACCCTTTTGGTATTTGTCATAGTCAAACTTCGCCCAAGCGGCAGAAGCGTTCGAAGACTTGGCAGTTGCGAACCCGGCTTTCACGGCGGCTTCGCCGTCATACCAAGTTTCTGCCTGCATGATTGCTCGCGCCGCAGCAGGACTGATCTTCGCTCTCTTGGCATAGATCGCCGCATATGCCTTCGCATAGCTTTCCAGTTCCTCGATGGTCTTGGCGTGGGCCGCCGAGTTGCCAATGGTGATATTGAGCGGATCATGAATCATCATGACCGCGCCATCAAACATGACGATGCTGTCGCCCGCCATGGCAATGAGACTTGCAGCACTGGCCGCAATGCCAACAATATCCACGCGAACCCGGCCGGGGTGCGCGTCCAACAAGGCATAGATAGCGGCGCCCTCTGCCGCGAACCCGCCCCCGCTATTGAGGGTGACATGCACGTCACCACCTTGCGCAAGGGCAAACTTGACGGTTGCAGCGTCGAAATCTTCGCCCACCGTGCCCATCATGTCGAGTTGGATCATGCTTCAAGTTCCAGAATTGCGCGCGGATTGGCTTCACGGCGTCGGTGGATGATTTGGCCGATTTCGGCGGCCGCGAGAATGTGGGCTTCTTCCAGCCGCTCCAAAGCAAGCTTGTCAGCGGCTAGGGCGGACAGTTCGGCAGCGCGGTCAAAGTCGCTGATTGCGTCCTTGGACGCGACTTCGCGGATCTTGGCGGAAACGCTGGCCTTGATTTCATCGGCCAGGAGCCAGACCAGAGTTTCTGGCAGAATGCCCGTCACGCCTGTCAGCCTGCCGCTCCCCGAAAGGTTCACCGGCGAGCCGTCCCGGTTGTTGGTATAGATATGGACCTTGCCCCGGTGGGCTAAGTCATCAACGGCAGCATGGGCGCGGGCTATCAGGTCTTCGGCCGGCGTCGGAGCGTACTCTGTGGCCGCGACTTTCTCGTCAATGCGGATCAGACGTTCGCGGATATCTTCCACTGCCTGGTGGTGCGTCTGGCCTTTACCGAGTTTCGCCGGCGGCATGGCGGCCGACTTGAAGGGGCCGGGATTGTCGCGGAGCCAGCCCAGGATATCCTGAAGATATTCGTTGCCCGCGCGAACAACGTCTGCCTTGTCCCGCGCACGCTTTCGGCGCTGCCAGACCTGCCATTTCTCGATGACGCCTTCACGTTCGCTTTCAAAGCGAAACTCAGGCACTTCGTTCCTTCGGGCAGGCACGTAGGTGAAGATTGGTTCGCCGGTAGGAGCTTGTGCCTCTTCGACGTTCCAGCGGTTGATAAAGCGGAGCCGCGAATCAATGTAAGCCGTATGAGCTTCGCGGGCAGTGTCATTGGCACCCCCGAACGCCGTCATGGCGTCAACGGAGGCGTCAATGAGCGCGGGCAGCTTGCGCCGGGTTTGGAGAGGGAGGCCCTTGGCGTGCGCCTCAAGCCTTTCTTGGTCAACGTGGTTCATGTGATTTCCTATTGTTGAAGGGGTGGCCGAGGAGAAAGAGGAGACGCGACTCCCCGGCCCGGCACCGTCCGCAGGAGACGAATGCGGCACCGAATTCTTGAAATTCGCCCTTGCTAAAGTTACGCAAATGCGTTACTAATAATCCAACGGCAAGGGAGAGCGAAATGAACACCGGCACCGCAGACATCAAGGTCAACATCACCCGCCGCTTCGACGGCCAGTGCAAGGTCTATGCATTTGACGTGAAGGTCGACGGTGACGTGTACCGCGAAGTCTCTCGCGAAAAGGCTTGGAAGCTGGTAATGCAGGCCATGGAAGTCGCCGAAGACGGCGATTGGACCATTGACGTTTATGGCATGGATTACCTGCGGGCCGCACGATGACCAGCGAAGAGTTCAAAGCAATCCGCAAGCGCCTCGGCTATAAGCAGGAGGCGCTTGCGGCGCTTCTGGGGTACGGAAGCAAGGTCCGCATTTCGGAGTTTGAGAGCGGGACGCGAGACGTTCCTCGCCTCCTCGCCTTGCTCATGGCGGCTATGGATCAGACGGGTTGGCGTCCTGCGCCGGAGCCGGTGGAAAGCCGTAAGGAAGATCCACGCCCAGAAGGTTCTCCTCCTGAGTGACGTAGGTCTCGCCCACGCCGTCCGACGCGACACAAATGAAGCTGTAGTCACCCTTGCCGTTGAAGTGCACGCCGACAACGGCCACGGCGTCCTCAAACTCGCCGCCACATAGGCGCGTGCCCCGGAAGGGCTGGATAGCAAATCCGAATTCTTGCGCGGGTTTGTTTCCTGCGCCATCCCGCAAAGCCCGAGAGACAGCGAGCTCTACATCATCAATTTCCATGATCTTCACCCTTACGGATTTTTCACGGGGCGAAGCGCACCAAGCGTTACGTTACTTACTCCCCCTCTAAAGAGGGGGGTAGTAACGGTAACGTTGGTAACGCTGTGCGCCCTAACCCCGTCTGAAAACGTTACGTTACCAAAAGCGTTACCATTCTTATTCCGTAACGTTGGTAACGGTAACGCGGTAACGCCCTTCGGAATCCTTTTGGACCAGCCCCTTCGCCTCTAGGGCGGGCCGGCCGACGGACCAGCGCTTTCGGTGAGCGCTTGGTGATAGGCCATCCTGCCTTGCGGCATCAAACGCCACTCGCCAGTCCGCTTCGGTGGCAGAGCCACCCAACCCCTCAAGAGCATCTAGGAGCGGTTGCTCGCTCTTGCTGGCCTTCGGTCCCGCCGCCTTCACGCTGACCTTCGGCATGGCGTGCTTGACGGCCTCGGCCGGGAGCGGCACCACAACAGGCGCGGTGGTTTCCTTGCCGTCCTTGGCAACGTGGATGACGCGACTCTTGAGCGCATAGGCGAACCGGGCTTTGCCCTCTTCCGCCGTGTCGTTGTCCTTCATCACCGTGGCGGTGGAACCTACCTTGTGCTTGCGTACCCGCACCGTCTGGTCAAAGGCGGCAAGCAGGTTGCCGTGGCCGCGAAGGCGGGAGTCATCACCTATCGGGGTATGGTGCACCACCAAGATATGCAGGTCAGGACGGAACCGGAGAACGCGCTCAAACTTTCTCGCCACCGCCGCCGTCTCTTCGCCGCCGCTATCCGAACCGGAGCCGAAGGCGCGGGCAAGGGTGTCAATCACCACGAGTCGCACTTCGCGGTAGCTACCCTCGCCTTCCTCGTCCTCCTCCTGCGCTCGCTCATGCGCGTAGACGGCGGAGAGGATGTCGTCTCTTTCGCTACCAACTAGATCGAGCGGACCGGACCATATAGCAAGGTCAAGTGGTTCCTGAATTCCGTGCTCATCCGTGAACGCTTCAACGCGGCGCTGTACCTGGGTAGAGCGCTCGAGCGCGATATAGAGCACGCCCGCCGGCATACTCTCCTTGCCCAGCGCCTTCCTCTCCCAAGGGTCAAGGTGCCCCCCTGCCGTGCGGCCCATCCAAGGCAGACCGGCCGCGACGTGGCAGGCAATGTCCACCGCAATGGTGCCCTTAGTCGCGCCGGGCTCACCGAAGAAACATGACACCTCGCCTTCCGCGAGGAAGTCGCCCACCACATACCGTTTGGGCTGGATTGCCGTGAAGTTCTTGTGGAAGGTCAGCGGCGGGTCCGGTCCAAGGCGGGGCGGGTCTTTGGAAAACCATACGGCGTCCTGAGTGCGGCGCTTCCATTCCGCATCGCTAATTGAAGCGAGGTGTGCCTCATACTCCTCCCGTGAACCTTCTTGGTATGTCACGTCATCTCCGATTCCTCTTTCGCCGCCTCAAGTTTGGCGATTTCCGCGCGCAAGAAATCAAGTTGGCCTTGCGATTCCGCCGCATCCGCTTCCGCCGCCGGGAGCATGCAGCGAAGCGCGTCCAGCAGACTTAGCTCTTCATGTGGTGGGTCGTTCCTCCGGCCTTCCGCCATGGCGGCCAAGATGCGCTCCATGGCATTCATTCCTGCCACCTCACGGGCTCGCCGCGGCGACGGGCCTCCACATACGGGCGAAACTCAGCAAGGAAGTCCAAGGTCATCTGGGCGTCACCTTCGTTCCATGCGAGGACCGCGTTTAGCTGGTCAACGCTCATCTGCTCAAAGGTCAGGTCATAATCCGTGCCTTCCTCGTCCTCTTGCGGCGCGGGATCCGGTTGCGGAATGTCGGCTTCCACCGGGGCGGCTTCGGGGTGAAGCAACTTCTGAATGAAGGCGTCCTGCGCTTCCTTGGTGCGGCCCCTCGTCATTCGCCCCTCCCCTTCGCTTCCTGCTCGGCAAGCCAAGCGTTGAGGCTGGTCTTTCGGGCACAGACGGTACGATCGATCTGGAAGGTGGGAATGCTTCCCTTTTCCTTCAGGTAGAGCGCTCGACGTTCGGTAATGCCCAAGTGCTTGGCGATGCTGGCCACCCCATAAAGGAGGTCAGCCTTTTCGTTGGTGCTCATGCTGCAATCCTTGTCGCAAGAAAGTCGCGCGGGTTTGCCCGGACTTTCCGTAAGTCATTGTTTTTGTTCGGGGAGGTTGTTGCCCGTCGGGCAACAAAATAGCCCGACTTGCGCCGAGCTAAGTTGTTGTATATTCGTGGTTTTTTTCTATATTTGAGGCTAACCCCAGAATACTCATGCGTCACATCGATGTCGGCCATGTTGTCCATGATCTTGTCAAGGACAACGGACATGACCGTTTCGACTTCAGACTCGGAGCCGAATGCGCGGACGTTCTGAACTTCATCGGCCAACACGGACCATTCGCGAGGAAAGTGGGGAATCGCGAAGGGCTTGGCAGTTGCCTTCTGCTTTTCCTTCACGTCACCCTTACCGCCACGAGGTGCCGGGGGAACGAGCTGGATCTTGTCGCCGATGCGCTCGATCGCAATCGTGGTCGTGGCAACTGCCTTTTCCTCGAAAAGGCCCAACTCCTGAATTCGGCTCGAGCGGTACTCGATCTCGTTGATGGAGTCGGTCAGCGAAGTGAGGCTGAACGCGTCATCCTTGAAGATATTGAGCATAGTCATTTAGGAAGCTCCTAAAATAAAGGCCACCCGATGGGTGGCCGTAATGGGGATTGTCTGGGAGGAGCGTCCGTTAGCGGACGATGATGCCCTGGGCCGCAAGCTGGCTAACACCAAGCGCCTTTTCGGCCGCCGTGATGTCCGCCGGCCAAGCAAGAGCAGCGCCCTTGACCTGCGCCATGCGCGTGATGCCCGCGACCTTTGCGGTAGCACCGACGCCAGTGGTCACGCCGCTGATCGCGATAGCCTTGGCCACCTGCGAACCGTCCGTACCATCCTGGTCGTAGACCACGTACTGCAGGTCGCCTGGTTCGACGCCGACGTCGACGTAGAAGGTGTCGCCAACGACGTTCGGTGTGCCGCCAGCCGTGATGGTGAAGCGGATGCCGCCCTTATTGAACAGCGAGCCGTGCGTCGACACGCCGATCTGCACACCGTCTGGATCGGTCCAGTCGACCTTGGTGGCGGCGGAAGCGACACCAACGTAGCGGCCGTTCTTTGCGGCGGAGGTCAGCGGGGTGGCGTCCATGGCAATCGTGCCAGACGATGCCGTGTTGCCGGCTGCAGCGGAGGCTGCCGAAGTGGCGTCGGCCAGAACAACCTTGGCGGCGAGAACCGTGCCGGGTTCGACGGTCTGCTCCGCCGCGATCTTGAGGTTGTCGCGGCTGTAACCCGCGTCGCCCTCGGACAGGATGAATTCGCCGGCGTGGCGGCCCTCAGTGAGAATGGTCATCTAGACACACCTTCCGATTACTTGTTGAAGCGCTTGTTAGCGCGTGCGATGACCTTGGACCACGAGGCCTTGGTGTCGGTCTGCTTGTCGCCACCGCCATTGAGTTCAGCGCCAGCCATGCGGGTGGCTTCGTAGTTCTCAGGCGTCTCAGCATTGGCCGCGGGAGCAACTGCCAGCGTAGCCTTGGCCTGCTCGACGGTGTTGCCGGCCGCGAACAGGTGTTCGGCAAGCGCCTCGCGGCCCTTGGCCTCATCAAGCTTCATGATGGCGGCGCGGCGTTCTCGGTCAGCCTTTACGGCGTCAGCGGTAGCGGCCGTTGCGGCGTCCAGATCGGCCTTCGCCTTGGCTTCGGCGGTGGCCGTTTCAGCCTTGAGCGTGGCGAGTTCGGCAGCAAGCGCGTCCGCACGTTCTTTGTCGTTCATGTCAGAATCCTTCTGATTGGCAGCGGACGGGGCCGCCTCTGTGTTAACCTTCGCCATCGACCAACCTTTGGCCTTGGCCTGAGCGGCGAAACGCTTCGGAGCGTTTGCATAGGCGCGGTAGTCATAAGCGGCGATCGGCTTGGCCTTCTGCTCACCCGTGTCATCGGCAAAGCCCGCCGCGACGGCTTCATCGCCGTCGTACCAGGTCTCCGCCTTCATGATGTCGCGGCATTCCGCGGCTGGCTTGCCGCTGCGGCGCGCGTAGACCTTGGCGTAGGCGGTGGCGTAGGCCTCGAGTTCCTCGATGGTCTTCGCGTGGTCCGCAGAATTGCCGTACGTGACGTTGAGCGGGTCGTGGATCATCATCACGGCGCCGTCGGCCATGGTGATCCGGTCACCCGCCATCGCAATCAGGCTGGCGGCGCTGGCCGCAATGCCCTCAATCACGATGTGCACGCTGCCGTCGTAAGTCGCCAGCGCCGCATGAATAGCTGCGCCGTCGGCTGCAATGCCGCCACCGCTATTCAGCCGGACCGTGATGTCGCCATCCAGCCCGGCAAGCGCGGTCACGACCTCCGCATGCGTGAAGCCGTCGTCAAACCAATCGACGCCGACCGTGCCAGAAAGTGTCACCTCCTGGCCGTTGACTTGAACAGTCATACTATTTTCCTGTCAGTAGGCGCGAAAACGGCCACGAACCGCGAACCTCCTGCGCTTTCCGGCGCAGATGCTCTCGTGGTAGGCGATTTGCTGCTTCAACTCGGCTTTGTCGGCCGCGAAGTACCGCACTTCGTCCTCGCCGAAGCGGGCTTGCTGGACGCCGTCACCGGACGCGATGGCGACAAGCAGCGCGCGGAGGCGGACCGCCTCGGCACAGTGGTCTATGCTCATGCGGCCTCCGCCCTTGTCTTGCCGTCTGCGGTCAAGGAGTCCTCAAGCTCTTTCAGCAATTCGGCCTCCATTCTCGCCTGTGCACCGGCCGCCCTGCCCTCTGAAGGCATCGCCGCACCGCTCGGACCGCCACCACCGACACTGCGCCCAAACGGAATGGGGATCCGCTTGGCTTCCATGTCGATGATTTCGGCTGCGATCTTCTCGCGCGTCACGCTGGCATCCCTGCCCATGAGCGCCGCTTCGTCTTCCATCGAGGAAAGACCGAGTTCGACGCGCTTGGCAGCCGCCATGACGGCCTTATAGTCGTCGGCCACCGGCTGAGCCGGACCGGGCCACTCCGCGTCACAGACAAGTGCCCGGTTCGCGGCGAAGGCAGCGTAGCCACCCTTGAATGGAATGCGGCCGGAGCCGATCATCTCGTCCAGCCAGTTTTCGTAGACCGCCTGACAGAACGGAGCAGCAATGCGCTCGCGGCGCCGCTTCACGATCGGCCAGATCGACGACATGGCCATCCGCACCGACGAATAGTTCGCGTTGGAATGGTTCATTGCGAACGATTCAAACGTGATGCCTAGCCGCCGTGCGATTTCACGCTGGAGGTTCTGCGAGAACGGGAGGTAGTTGTTGCCCGGCGTCGCCGCCGTGTGGATGTGGAACTCTTCGCCGGGGCCAAGATGATTAATCTTGCCATGGTCGCCCATGGAGATGCCCTTTTCGGAAAGCGCCTCGATGCGAGCCGCCCAGATATCGCGAAGGTCGCCGGCAAGGTCGGCGTCGTCGTCTTCAAGCTCGGAAATCGCCTGAAACGCATCGACTGACGGCTCTGGCGACTTAATCGTCGCCGCAAAAGCCGTCTGAATCAGCGCCGTCGTCAAGGTGGCATCAGCAAGCTGGTCAAACTGCGCGATCACTTTCGCGACTGGTGCCAGCAGCGAAATGCCGCGGACGCTGTCCGGATTTTCCCCCCGGTCCATGACGTGGATGACGCGCCTGAGCGGGCCGTTCCATGCCGGGATATCGAGGTCGAAATCCTGCCCATCCTTGCGCGCCACTGTCCGATACTGGACGGGCCGCCTCAATTCGGGATCAAGAAAGACACCCTGGTCGAGGTTATTGTACTCGTCCGTCTCCCGCTTCACGCGGTGAGGCGCAATCAAGGAAACCTTCGTGCCGCTTGTCACGCCGTGACGCTTGCGCATGCTGATCGGCATGAAGTCGACCGCGCCGAAAGCCTCGCCACTCGCCATGTAGAAGCGCATCACGCCGTCGAGGTGCTCCGCAAGCGTTGACGAGCCGTCAAGGCTGTACTCCCGCGCACTCCATACGTGGAGATACCACTCCTCCTCAACTAGACGGCACCATACCGTGATTTCCTCAGCCGACCAGCCCAGCCGCGCCAACTTCGGCCGCGCACTCAGCTTCAGTTCGTCGCCGATAGTATCGGTGATGATCTGGTCAACGGCGCCGGCGATCCAGCCGGAATTTCGGATGAAGTCCCATGCCAGGGCCGAGGCACGCTCGGCGCTTTCACGCACTGCAGACGCGCCATCACGGGTGACGGCGCGCCTCATGGTCAGGATTCCTGAGCTATTGTCGCGCAGATACTGCGCCCGCGCCCGTTTCGGAGCGGCGGAACGGCCAAAAAGCCTATCTATGAAATTCATTTATAGGCTCCAAACCGCCTGCGTTCTCGCTTTTTAGCGGGTTCAACCGGTTTCTCTGTGCGCGCTTCCGGCTCGCGATTGTCGTTTGCCGGCTCTGGACGGGGCGCGCCCCCAGCACGCGGCGCCTTCGGAGCCTTGCTGAGCTTCTTCGGAAGAGACATGCGAGCCGCCAGTGCGTAAACCAGACAGTCCCAGGCCTCGTTTCGCGCGCCGACAGTCTTCTTTTCCCATTTTCGGGTCGTAAGACTGCCCTTCTTCCGCGTAACAGCGTGTTCTGCCGTCAATTGGTCGAAGTAATCGGCGCTCAGGCTGTACTGCATGTCCGGAAAGTGGATGGAGCGAGGCGTCGGATGCTCTTCATGCGGGACGATCGCCAAACGGGACGAAAGCTCGTCCTTTGCCGTATCGACACCGATCACATAGGGCTTGTCGCCGGAATTCTTCGTTCGGCTGGCCGTTTTGGGCCAGATCATGCGCGGAGCCTTTGGATTCGGGTTGCCGCGGCCGATAATAGAATAAATCCGGCGCCGTTTGCGCTCACGAGCGTATTTGTGGACCATTTCGGAGTTGTGGCCGCCGCTGTCTATGCAGACAGCCTGCACCAACAGCTTCCGGCCATCGTCAGTTTCGCACGGTGTCGCCAGCAGCTCGTCCAGTTCTCGCCACACCTGCAGGTTCGAGGCATCGCCGTCCAGCACCTCGTGCCGCGCTACCCACGCCTCTTCGTCCTTACCCCACCCAACAAGCGTCACTTCGAGACGCCCAGGGTGTGTGTCCGCTCCGGCTGTGATGAACTGCACGTCGGAAGGTAGCGTTTCCCAGTTATAAGGCTCACAGCGCTGCTTCAGAACGTCCGGATCGGCTACGTTGACGACTTCCTGATGCGGAAGCCCCAGCGTCAGGTTGATGAACGACTTCTTCCGGTTCTCGTCCTTATAGACTTCGAGCCATTCCGCCGCGAGGAACCGCCAGGCGGCCTTCGGGAAGAGGCTGTAAGCCGTCCAGATGTGAAAACCGGCATGACCGTTGAATGACTTCTCAGCCACCCACTCGCCATTGTCGATCATGAACTTCTTATCGTGTTCCTCGATCCGCTTGCCGCACCCCTCCGCCTCACAGCGGAAGTGAGCCGTTTCCGGAAGGTGCTTGCCGTTCTCGGCCTTGTCCCACTTGAAGTTCTCCCACTTCAGCGTCTGTTTGACACCACAATGGGGACACGGGACATGGTAGCGGCGCTGGTCGCTTGCTTCCCACGATTTTTCGATGCGACTAACCCCCTTAACGAGAGGCGTCGACCCAAGAATGATCTTGCTGTTCCAAAACGTCTCGGTGCGCTTTTCGCCGAGCGAGATCTGGTCGCCGTCATCGCCGGCGCCCTGTTCCGGGTAGCCGTCCACCTCGTCGAACGCGACGATGCGGGCCGTGACGCGGCGGAAGCCGTTCGGGCTGTTCGCACCGATGAACTTGATCGACGCGCCGTTGCGAAATGAGCGAACGGCCAGCGTCTGCTTTGACGATCGCTTGCTCAGATCCCCCGCTGTCTCGGCCAGAACCGGCGTATCACGCAGCATCGGCGCGATTTCACGGTCGCTGTAGTCGAGCGCGTCAGCCTCGGTGGGCTGAACGATGATCATGGGCGCCGGATCCTGGTGGATGTGATATCCAACCATGTGGTCAATCATTTTCGTGTACCCGACGCGGGCACTCTTCATGACCGTAATCCGCGAGACAGACGGGTCCGTGACCGCATCCATCATGCCATTCTGGTAGCCGAACGACTCGTATTTGCCCGTATCAGCGCTGTTCTCGCGCGAAAGATAGGCGTATTCATTCGCCCACTGGCTGAGAGTCAGTATCGGCGGGGCTTTGAGAGCCTCACTGCGGGCTAGGCGCAGCCTCTTCAGAAGCTGGTCCGAACCGCTTCTGTATCGACTCTCGGACCTTGCCGAAGTCCTGTTCTCCATGGACATCCACCGTCAAAGCCCCCAGAGCGCGCGCCACCTCTTTGTCGATAAGGGCCTTGATCTCCTCCGCCGAATTCAGCACGGCGACGGACGGCGCCACCTTGGAGCCGATGCCCAGCAGTCTGTTACGGACAATTGCGTATTCGCTCGCGACCGCGGCGACGACATCGTCGATCTCCGCGACGAGCCCGACCTCACGGTCATATTCGAGCTGCTTCAAGCGAGCCGCGTAGTTCTCTTTTAGACGCTCGGCTTCCGCCTTCGAAAGTAGCTCTTCGCCGTCTGCGGACACCAGGAGACGGGCTTCCTCCTCAAGGGAGGCTTCGGGCGTTACCTGGTCGTCGTCCGGTTCTAGGGCTGTTACCTTGGGTAACGAAATGCCGTGACGCTCGAGTGCGCGATCCGAAGCGGCAACATCCACCTGGCCATCAGGGAGGAGAACGAGCAACCCCCTCTGTTTCCAGCCGGTGACGGTCTTTCGGCTCACGCGCCGATGGGCCGCAAAGCCGGCCTGATTCATCGCAACAGGTAACAAGGTGTTACCCCCTTTTCAAAATCTATAATCGCAGACAATCGGCGGCTGCGTACCCGCAGGGGGTCAGAAACGGGGTACGGTCCCTAAGGTGGGGGCGTCCGGCATGCAGTGCCCCATCACATCATACCCCATATCCGAACCCATGTCAACGCCTTTTTTGAAGAAAATCGCAATATTACGAAAATTTCTTCATTTAATGCTTTAACTGATAACACCCTTGGTCAGCGCCTTGATCGCGCGCTCTATCTCGAGAGGCATGCGCGTGTCGGCGATCCGATAGAACGTCTTGGCGCTCTCGTCCTTCACGACTTCGACGGGAACAGCCGGACCCCATAGAGCCTCAATACCGTTCTTGCGCTTGGAGACCTTGTTAAACTTGCCAGTGTTCTTGAAGACGTGTCCGCCCGCGCTAGCTTTGGCCGCCGGCCCTATGCCAGACGCAGCACGCTTGCCTCGGTTGATCCATGTACCGTCATACAGGCGACGCACTCCCCATGCGCCTGCACGAACACCTTTGCGACCCTGCGACGGGTTGAAGTCCTTAAGCGGCATGTAGCCGCCTCGTACATCTATCAGCGCATTGAGGTTGCCGGCAGACGCCGGCTTGATCACCATGCCGCCGTGCTTGACAACGAGCCGTTGGGTCATCCCCATCTGCGCAGCCAGAGCGCGCTTCACATCGGTGTTGACCGTGCGGATGGTCTTGTTGAGCGCCATGGCAAACGCGCGCTTGCCTTTGGCTTCCGAGCCGAGTGCTTCGGTGGCACGCTCAAGAAGCTTCAGGCCGTTGCCGTGCCAACTGATCTGGATTGCCGACATGGGCGCGGTCCTGAAAGTGGTTGCGGAGCCCCGGAGTCGAACCGGGTGTCTTCGGGATATGAGCCCGACGAGATACCGTTTCTCTAGCCCGCAAAAGAGTGCACCACGAACGCCCGGTGCCGGGAGAGCGCATATAGCGCGAAGAAGAAGGCCACGATGCAGCATGACTGCACCATCGGCAAGCTCCGAACACATGCGCATGGCGCAGAGGCGGTGGCCGTGACATGAACACAAAAGCGGCCGCTCAACTCCGCAGAACGGAGGAGCAGCCGCACGATCACCTGTCGCCGAGGAGAGAGGAGGCGCCAGGGGATGGGGAAGAGGCACGAAGATGGATGCACGCGCAAGTCAACGTGCATCGTTAGTCGGCGTCCGCGCTTGCACTGCGGCTGATAGCCCTATGGCGGCAACCGTCACCGGTCCGCAGCATCTTCGTGGGCGAGAGCCGTGTGGGTGAACCCGGCTCCGCTGATTAGATCTTGATAGGGCCAGGACCGCGCCGAATTGCGCCGATATCGACGCCGCGATGGAAAATCGTCCCGCCATCACCACGCATCACCACCGTCTCGATGCCTCGCAGCGAAAAGGTCGTCGTTTTCATCGTCATCTCCTCTAGATTTCGCGAAAACCCCTTGGGGCTTCCGCCCCTGCAAACGCGGCCATGCGGCTCGCGTCGGCAGGTGGGATAGTTACGCCCGGCTCATCGCTGGCCGAGCGTCCGTCGCAAAACAATCTGTGCGCCCGGATAGGTGTGGGGCGCGCAACGTAGTTGCGACACCCCTTCACCTATACACCCGCCGAGATTGCGGAAAGGGACAGTCAGGCCGCGTATGCGTCAATTGCCGCCATGAGGTTGTCATTCGCGGCGATCAATGCGCGCTTCCCTCGCCGCTCGGCCGTCTTGCCTGTGTACCCCATGGAAACGCCAACTGCCCTCATGGTCCTCGCCGTCTTCGCCGCTTCCAGCACTTCGCGGTCTTTTGCCTTCAAGGCGTCGACGGCGTCGAACCATTCCTTCCTGTCCGCCTTCGCCGACACAATGTCCTGCCACATGGTCGAGCCCCTATCGCCGCATGTGGTCTTCTGCAGCCCGAGGAAATTCTCAGACACTTTCGGCGAGCCGGCCGGCAGGCCGTCGGGGTATCGCGTGAACGTAACCTTGGACATGTCCGTGTTGGCATAAGCCTCGGCAAGCATCGCCTTCGCCTCAGCGTGGCTGATATTCCGTCCCCGCTTTCTCCGACCACCCGACTTGTAGGCGCGGGGCTTAACATCGAACGCCGCGGCGAAGTACTCGTTGCTGGCCGTGATGTGTTGGGGATCCACCTCGCCGCCAAGTTGGCCCTCTTCTGCGTCCTTCGTTCCGAGCATCGCGCCGACCGGCATCCTGATGCGTGCAGCCACTGGCTCGCCCATGACCAGTTTAAAGCCCGCCTCGGTCTGCGTGCCGTCGCTGAAGTGGAGTTTGCCTATGCGCACCACCTGCCCCGCGTCGTTACACTCAATATCGCCCGTCGCGACTTGCCGCATGATCTCTTCGACGGAAGGCTTCATGCGCCAGCGGCGCTCGACGTGTAGGTCCTCAACGTCTTCAGGGTCGTTGTCGTTGCCCGGCACCGTGGTCCAGTTGGTTTGAACGGGCTCCGGCTCATGGTCCGGCTCGGTGACGTAAGAGCGAAGCGCAGTGAGCTGATCTGCGAGGGAAGAATGACGTACCATTATGCCGCCACCTTCTTCTCAGCCTCAGCCAACTTGTGACGAGCGACGACCAACTCCCACTCTTCCTTCAGGATTGGGCGCGCACCGTCGAACTCAGGCTTGAAGTTCTTGCACTCGTCGCAGACGGTGTAGCCCCGATCCTCATAGTCAGCGACAACATACGCTACATCCGGGACGTAGAGTGCAAACGGGCCGTCTTCGGAGAGGTAGAGGAAGCCAACACCGGACGAGAAGCCGCCAGCAATGGCCGAGCCGCCGCGCACTGCGTCACCCTTGCGGTATGAGATGTCCGTCGGCACGCCTAGGGCCTTTGCAAGCGAAAAGCCGCGCCTGTCATATCCCTTCATCGAGGCGAGACGCGCATCCCACGCGGTTCTCGCGCGAGGACTGGAAACTCCATTCTTGTTTGGCTTCTTGAAATCGGCGTGCGGCTTGCCGGGGAAAATGACGCCGCACAGTACGCCCGTTAAGAAATCGACCGCGTACCGCTCGGCCCCGAGCTCTTTGGCCAGCGCGCGATTGACTTCCTCCACCGCAGCACGCTCCGCCACATGCTTCCTGGCAATTTCCAGCGTCCTGCCGCCCTCAACGGCGAAATACAAATCCCGTCTCGTCATCAATCTCTCCTCTATCGTGGTGCTTGCGGTTGGTAGCCGCCGATGATATATAGATCGTTTTTACAAATTTGTCAAGGTTTTTCCTCGCGGTGGTTGTCATTGGCCGCCAGCCATTCGCGCACCAGGCTCACGGCCCGCTGTGCGGCGTCTTCGGGTGTCATGGACCGAACCACCTCGACACGGTAGCCGAGCCGCCCCAGATCGTCGTGCCGCAGCTTCTGCGCCGGGCTGAGCTTGCCGCCACCCCCAGTCGCCGGATTGCCGACCTTGTTCTCAATCAGCAACAGCCTGCCGCGTTCCGCATAGACGCGCAGGTCCGGCTCGCCGGAAGCCATACCGGTCGCGAGGGCAATCGCTCGCGCCTTCGGCCCACGGCGTTCCGCGTTCATGTCGCCGGCTATGACGAACCGATCACGGTGTTCCGGCATGCGGCGCAGCGCGACGACTTGTGCAGCCTGTAGATCGCTTTCGAGCGGCGGGGCTGCCTGGATGGCGACCTTGCCGTCCGTCGTGACGATACGGACACGCTTGCCGTTGATGCGGGTGGTTTGGGTTTGCTTGGTGGTGGAGCGGGCCATCGTGATCTCCTCTGTGGTGGTGGTTGGCTGGTGAGGCCGGGGTGGCTTATTTTTCGTTTCTTCAATCGGCCGGGACAAGCTCGGGACAAACCCCACCCCTAAAGGGGTGTGGAGTTTTGTCCCTAGAGGTGCTTCCGGGGACAAATGTCCGGGACAAAAGGGACAAACGGGACAAAACTACTCGTAAGTGGTTGATTTTACTTACGCCGATTTTTCGATCTTTGTCCCGGCCTTGTCCCGAAACTCGTATATTAGCGGGACAAACAGCGGGACAAGGCCGTTTTTTCTTGTCCCGCTTGTCCCTGCAAGAAATGCATGGCGACAGAGCGAAGCAATGCATTAATGCAGCATCTAAGCAGGCCAATACCATTGGCCGATTTGATTGACATGGCCGGCCTTCACGAGGTCTGCCGGTGCCCGTTGGAACTGCTTCTTCGCCGTGGCCGCTACCGTGGCGATGTCCATATCCCGCCCGGCGAAGAAGTGCTTTTTCCACGTAGGCTCATCGACAACGAGAATATCATCGGGGAAGGCATGGCCGTCAGGCTCCACACCATCGGCCGTGATAGCCACACGCAGAGCAGCCAATACGTCACCCTTGTACCCCTTGAGTGAGCCGCTGGTCAGTGTCTGCTCTTCTCCAGCCTTCACCACGACGGGCGCCGTTGTCGGCTCGCCGTCTTCACCGCGACCTACTTCGACCGACTTCATGGTGAAGGACAGTACATCACCCTCCTCCCCGTCGTTCGTTCCGTCGCAGACCAGCTTGTGTCGGTTGCCATCCTTTTTGACCATGAAGCTCGCATCCACCGCACCGTCGAGATCGATCGCGCCCTTGCCTCGCTCACCGCTCCAGGCGCTGTGGTGGATGGCTGTAACGTGCGACCCGGTTTCGGTGAGAATGAGGTCGCATGACCGCACGAACTTCACCATGTCTTTGCTGGCGTTTTGGTCGCCGGCACCAAACACGCGAGTAAGCGTGTCGATGATCACCCAGACGCACTTGTGGCCGGTGATGGTTTCCGCCTCCCGGATGACACCGATGATTGCTTCGGCGTCCTTCTCATCACGGGTGAAGTCCAGCATACCGCCAACCACGAGCAGCGGCACGTCCTTGACGCCATGATAAGAGCGGAACGCCATCATGCGCCGCTCCGTGAGCTTCTTGCGCTCAGCGGCCACGTAGACGACCAGGCCCTGCCGCACTGGCAGCCCGTGCCAATCCATACCGGCAGCTATATGGCAAGCAAGGTCCGTCGTCACGACGCTCTTGCCGGTGCCGGGCAGACCGGAAATGGTCGTGAACTCCCCTACGCCCAACCACCCCTTGAGGATTGTCTCCTTCGGCTTGCCTTCCTCGATTTCGTCGAACCACGTTAGTTCGAAGCGCCCGCGCTTCTTGGGTTGGGCGACGGGTTCGTCCGGCTCATCATCTGGCACTCCTCCCGCCACTTTTGCCCTCGCCTTCGCAACCAGCGCATCAATGGTGTCCGACGGTATGGGCGTCGTGTTGTCATTGTCGTGCTGCCGCTCCGGTATCTGCCGCGGTGAATTGGCTGTTTTGTCCAAGCCACGTCGGATCTTGTCCCGGCATTGCCGCTCACCATCGGTAGCAACCAGACCGTTTGACGCCGCGGCATCATAGAGGCCCGCTTCGGCTTCCGACCGGGACACTAGGTTGGCTGCCACCAACTCCCCGATAGAGCAAGCGCTGGAGAACAGTTGTTGCCCGCGCTGCCCCTTGGGGGCGGATGCAAGCCGGTCCAGTTCCATTTCGAACGCGCGAGACGCATACCGCTCAGCACCGGTGTTGGGCTCCGGCTGATAGGTGTATTCGCGCTTGGTTGTGGCGGCCGGCTCGGGAGCCTTCGGCAGGACGAGTTCAAGCAGCCATTCCGGCGCGGGCTCGAACGCGGGCATATCGGACCCGTCATGATCGATCCAAGCGTATCGGCGTCCGTCAGCCATGACGCTACCGGGCGCCAGGACATATCCGCCATCTCCTCGAGTGTCTACGCCGGGAGCTAGCGCGGCACGGTTACGGACGCCAGGATGATGGGCGAAGAATATGTGCGTGCCGCCGTTCGCCGTTGTGGCGCGAGCGGTGGCAGGCAGCCGGCCGTGCCTTGTCTCCATCTCGGCCAGCCACGCATGGCCGTCCCTATCGCCATGTCTATCGATATCGAGGACCCACCCGCCGAGTTTTTCGCCGGTAGGAACGCCGATGGCGGCCGTAGGGTGTCTCTCGCCAAACCAGATATCGATGATGCGGCGGGACGTTGTCGCGTCCTTGAGCCCGTGCGCCGTCAACGGCGACTTTTCAGGAAAGTCGACGATCTCGCCCGTCGAGTGGTCAATCCCCTCGCCGTCCTGCTCTCGGCACGGAAAAACGGCTATGCCCGCTGCAATGTATGAGCGGGCGACTTCGACTGCGGACTTTTCCCACGCGGGAATCTTGAAGTTCAGCTTTGCCATTAGGCTGCGGCCCTCCTTGATGGATGCCATTGCACGATATTTCCCGCCTCCGCCCAAAGGTGTTCAGGCCGGTTGACTGTTATGGCGTCTAGCATCACGGCATAGGGATATGGTGCGTTTAGAGGCGGGATTGCGGGGAAGCCGACAGGATATCCGTCGGAAAGTGGAGACAATCCCAGATAAAGAACCTGGTGATGCTTTCCGTGATTGGCCGCCTTATCGTATTCCGAAATTCGACCGACCGACGGGCCGCGCGCCAATTCCTCGTCCAGTTTGGCCACAACGTCATAGGGCTTCACCTCTACCAGCACTGGGCCGAGGACCGTCCTGAGCAAGAAATCCGGCGCCCATCCTTCCAAGTCTAATGGCTCATAGTCCCACTTCCATCCGCACAGATCGAAGAAAGCTGCCCATCGCGCTTCGAGGCGGGAGCGGAAATTGACGCCAGCGTAGGTCGTTGGGATAGCTTTGATTGTGTAGGTCATGGCGTTCCCCCCGCCGCGACGTAGGACATGGCTGTTTTGAGTGGGGTCATGCTGCACTCCAAAAATAGTTCTTGCTAATTAGGACCAATGGTCCTATATGTAATTCACCACCACCACAGAGGAGACCGACGTGAGCCCCGAAATCGCCGCACTGCTTGCCCGCCGCCTTGCCGCTCCGAAGCAGTTCGAAGTCGTCACGCTCTTCGCTGACGGCACCAGCCGAAAGTTCGAGACAGAGACGCGCGGTCAGGCTGAGAACTACGCCATTGGCGAGAAGCGCAAAGTCGGCAAGGTCCTGAAGAGCCGCGAGACAAACGCCGAGGTTCGCGTCATTGAAGTCTACGTGGCCGCGCTGTGACCCCTGCCGATCTGGAAACACGTTGTGCCGCCCTCTTTGGCCCAAACTGGCAAACGGCTTTCGCACGCCACAGCGGTGTGGACGCGCGAACAGTTCGACGATGGAAGGCCGGTGACCGCGAAATACCGCCGTGGGTCCCTGTGCTGCTTCACGCATGGGAGCGCCTGAGGGCGGCAGGGTTGGATTGGTGATCATCTACTCCTCATGTGGTGAAGCGGTACGGGTTGGTGGGCCGTGCCGCGGAGTCGCGATTTAGAAAGGCGCCTCGCTCCGCAACAACCGCCGCAACGTGTCCCCGAACGCCATCACGATGCGCTTGCACATCATCTTGGCATCAAGCTCATCGAAGTGGTTCAGATCGGAAATGCCACGCTCATCGATGATTGCGCCAAGCTCTTCCAGGCATCCGTCGAGCGCCTTGAGTTCGTAAAGATCGAACCGCCGCATGTCGCGGACGGTTTCGATGAGGGCGGCACATTCGAGGCAGAGGTAGCCTGGATCCTTGTCGCCGCGATGCTGGTATCCGACCCCTACGCCGAACGCCCGCATGGAGCAGACGCGACAGACGGTCGGGTTGCCGTGCTCGTCTTCGGTCGGCGCGATCGGGAGGATTGGCTTGCCGGGGAGCCTTGTCATGCTGCCGCCGCCGAAAACAGGTCATTGTCATTCGCGGCGGGCTGTTGCGGGGCAACTGCTGGCCGCTCTGCGGGGCGCTCCTCTTTGCTGGCCGCCCCGATTGCCCACGCGATGCGAGCCGTGGCGATCGGCATGTATTCATCTTCGCGCTCGCAGCCGACGAACTGGAATCCTTCGAGCACGGCAGCCTTGCCCGTGCTGCCCGAGCCCATGAACGGGTCCAGAATGACGCCGCCGGGCGGTGTGACGAGGCGGCAGAGCCACTGCATGAGGCTGGTGGGCTTGACGGTCGGGTGGGTGTTGGCGCGAGGCTCTGGCTTGTAGTCGGCCTCCCGGCGAGTAATATGCTGACCGCTGGTCTCGGAAACCATGCCGCCTGCTTTTTTCGGCAGGTGCTCCAACCCAGCATCCCGGTCAGCACGGCTAGCCTTGGCGCAGTAGAAGAAGCGGGCGGCGGATCCGGAGTCGCCATAAGTGTCTGCCTTGGCAGCATCACCGCCATAGACGCCATACACGACGGAACCCGGCGCGTCCTGCGCCGCTCGCAGAGTCCCGGCCTTCATCAGACCACTCTTCGTGTCCGGAAACGCCGCCAACACCTCATCGCTGCCGTCGTGGACGATGTTGGCTGGCCAGCGGCCGATGGCGGACGGGCCGCCATCCTCTGCACCCTTGAACTGGCCGTAGGTCTCGTTGTGGCTGGCGGAAGGGTTGAAACGTTCCTCATCGCCGATCCGGCATCCATCGACATTGATTGCCCCCACGCCCCACTCGTCGAGGTTGGCCGCAACCGTCCCGGCCAGCGGCTTGCGCGCCAAGCAGATCGGTTCCCATGCCGGTTTCAGGGCCGTGCCCCAACCTTCCCAATCTCCATGCTGGTTGTGCGACTTCGGAAACCCAGACCCATAAACCCAGCCCAACTGATCGCGGATTTCGAACCCGGCATCCTCGATCGCAACGGCCATGCGGTGATATGTCCGCGTGCCTGAGAATGCGACGACGTGGCCGCCAGGCTTGAGAACACGCAGCACTTCGGCCCAGAACGCCTCGCTGAATGCGGTCTCGCCGTTATCCCAAGTTTTGCCCATAAAGCCGCGCCCGGTGCGTCCATACGGATTCACCGGGTTCTCAGTCGTCTCGCTGCGGGGGCTGTTTGCGAAACGCTTCTGGATGGAGACCAGCGCATACGGGGGGTCCGTCACGACGCTATCAATCGAGTTGTCGGCTAGCCCGCGCAGGACTTCGCGGCAGTCAGCCTGGTGCAGCACGACTCTGCCGTCGTGCATCGTAATGCTCGTCATCTCTTCTCCTCAGTGTGGTGTCCCGCACATTGGTAGCGTGCGGAAATCGGTGGTTTTTGGCGCTATAAGCGCACTGGTCGTTTCGACAAGCCTTATGAACGATAATGCCGGGTTATCGGGCCAAGTGCGAAAACATCGGAGCGATCAGCGGCACCTCTTGGTTCGTTACGGTGATGCAGACGATTTCCATCCTATAGTCGACATAGAAATCGACCTGATTGAACCACAGGTCGCAGGAGGGCGAATAACCGTCTTCGTCTACGTCGTCGGGCCGCTCAATCCGATTGTGCTCGACTGAGCGCGCCAAAACCTCCGCCTCTTCCGGGTAGGTGGAATCGCAGATCATGATGCCCTCGACATATTCCGGCCACTCCGGGCCGCACTGATCACGGTAGGCGCTGATGAGGGTGGTTGCGGCGGTCATGGCGGCGTCCAACGATGGCTGTGGTGTGTATTCGCAGAAGCCGGGATCGTAGAGGTAGAGGGTCATGCCCTCCCCTCACCCAGCCCATCAATCTGCGCCAGGCAGTAATCGACGCGAGACCGCGCCTGGTTCAATTGCCCCTCCCAATGCCCGCGCTCACCGGCAAGCCTCTCAGCCGTCTCTTCCGGGGTCTCCGGTCGCTCATAGGTGATGCGGACTCGGGCATAGGACTCGCCATACTCAAAGCCCGGCTCGAAATCGATTTCAGCGTCCTCTCGGTACTCGGCGGGAATCGAAAGCAAGTCCTCGCTGAGCGTCTGAACGGCGTCGACTAGAGAGCGCGGCAGGTCTGCATCACCGTCATAGCCGTACGTTTTCACTTTTTCCGTCACCGTGTTCACTGACTTGCCCTCCTCGCCATCGCTTCACAATCATGCCCGACGCGCGTCAGGTTCATCGACAAGTCCACGTGCTTCAGCTCGGTCAGTCGCATCGCCGCCTCGTGCAGCCACATGGCTGCGATTTCGAGCTGCACGGCCGGCGTCTCGGCGCGGGTGGGCGGGGGTGTTCTTCTGGTAGCAGCAAGGCGGGCAAGCTGCATGCCGGTACGGCCATTATCGATCATGATGGTTTTGGTCATGTCTTCTCCGCCAAATAGATTCGCGCCCACGCCTCGCACTGCCCCATGTTGTGCGCCCGTTGTCGCAATTGACTGGCCTCAACAAGCAGAGATGCGGCCAGCGCCTCCTTCTCGGTGGCTTCCCTCTCCTTGCCGGCCCGCCATCTCGAGATGCTGGTGATTTCGGCACGGAGCTCGGCCGGCGTCTTGTGCTTCAGGTCGCTCACGCCGCCACCCTCGCTTCCTCATTGTCATTCGCAGCCTCGATAGCCGCCCGTCCGGCATCGAATTGCTCGATGCCCCAGAGGATCGCCCGGCAGCACCAGATGTAGTGATAGGTGTAGTCCTCCAGATCGTGCTCATAGAAGTCTTCGAACCGCTGACCGGTGATCGGGCACTTCCAGTCCATGACCTCACGAATGGCGTGGTGGTGGTCGCTACCGCAGGCACTGTAGAAAAGGCCGCCCCACTCGTCGTCGATCTCCTTCCACGCCTCGGCCTTTTGCTCGTCGGACTCGAAGACCCACCGCTCGAAATCGTTTGCCACGGCCTGCTTCAAAAGGTCGTCACTGAATTTGCGATGTCCGCCGTGCTTGTTGGTCGCCTGGATTTTCTCCGCCCAGTAGCAAGGGTTGATCCACTTATCGCGGAAGAACTCGAACATGTCGGTGAGCCGCGAAAAGACGAAGCAGCCCATGTCGCCGCTGATGCAGAGATATCCGGGCCACGTCGTGATGTGGAACCGATAGGTCGAAGACCCCGGACGGCCGAAGGTGATGTGGCGGTAGACGCCGTCAATGACGTGGCCGGTCATCTTGTGGTCGGCCACGTCGCGCAGGAAGGTGTCTTGGTCGGGTTTGTAGGTGTCGGTCATGCTGCATCCTCTTTCGTCAGCGGTCGCACCTGCTCATAAACCTCGGGGTGCACCATCAGCAGGAGGCCGGATTTGGGAAGGTGAGGCGCGGGCATTAGACTGAGGGCACCCGCAGCCTTGACGGCGGCGAGCACAAGTTGCGCAGTGGCACGAACCGCCTCGCGGTCGGACGCCGTTGCACTCTTGATGATGTCCATGGCTTCTTCGTGCGTCATCATGCTGCCCGTCCCGCAGCAGCCACTTTCTCCTCAACCACCCGGAACCCCGGCACCTTCCGCAGGCCAGCGCGCACAGCCTCATCGGCATTCCGCTGAGCAACGGCCAGCACTTCGTCCTTGGCGCGCGCCCACAGCCAGTCCATCGCAACTTCCTCATTTTCAAGCACAGCCACCCAAACGGTCCGCAGCCCCAGCCCGGTAGTCGCCGCCTTGTCCGCCCGGCGCGCGCCCTTCTCCAGCCGATTGGCGTCCGCCAGCAGCTCTTCTGCGGCTTCCCGTTCGGCAAGATTGCCGGCGCTGGCCTGCATAGCTTCCTGAGCGGTACGGCGGGCGGCCTCTGCTTCTGCGGCAGCCTTTGCCGCGGCAGCCGCTTTTTCAGCCGCCACCTTCTGGCGCCATGGAGTCAGCAGCGTCTGGCAGGCGTCCTTCGCCAGGATGACCTTGCCCTTGCCGGACTTCGTGTTGCCGATCAGCGGGTGGAACTTGGTCTGGATCTCCGCGATCTGGTCGTCGAGCGGCTTCTTCTCATCGACGCGCAGCGCCTCGGCCCGCTTGCCGCACTCGTGGATGCGGTCATGCAGTTCCGTGATGACGGTGGCCATAGCCTCGGAATCGATCGGCTCGCCGTCGCAGAAGTCTTTGGCCGTCGAGTAGAGGTCTTCGATCTCCTGCTTGAGAAGATCGAAGGGCGTCGGCTCGGCGGGTGGGTTGTTGTGACCTGGGCCGGTGTTGGCGACGGCCATGGGATTGAAGTTGGGCGCGGTGGCAGCAAGAGCGGGGGCGCCTTGGGTTCTTGTCATCATTGTCTCCTCGGTGGTGGTGGTTAGGCTGCCGCCCAAGCGACGACATCATCCCAGTGCACCGGCCAAAAGCCCGTGCTCTCGACGGAGACATCTCGGTGGAACGGTTCAAGGCCGGTCAAGTCGCCGTGGACATGACCGTGGAGGTTCTTCGCGCCGTGCCGCAACTGGTCCAGCCGCATCGGGATATGCGAGGCGGTGAAGCCGATCTCGCGAAACTGCTTCCAGAGGTAGATGCGCTGGAAAAGCCCGGCCGCAGCGAGTGATGGAATGTCGTCGTGATTGCCGACCACGAGGCGGATCGAGCCGTTCAAGAGCGGACGAACGCGCTTCGCGTCCGCCGTCTTCCATGCGAAATCGCCGAGGTGATAGACCAGATCCTGCGGCTTCACCGCAGCATTCCACCGGGCGATGATGGTTTGCTCCATCTCTTCCAGGTTGGCGAACTGCGGGCGGCAATAGCCGAGGATGTTGTTGTGGCCGAAATGGGTGTCGCTGATGAACCAGATGTTGCGGGCGGTCATGCTGCATCCGCCAGTTCATTCGCGCGGGCTCGCTCGACCACATCCTTACCGAACTCTTCAGCCAAGGCGGTCAACTCATCAAGGTTGTCGGCGTGAACCCACTTGGTCTGGTAGTAGCCCCAGCTATACGAGAACCCGCCGCCTTCGTAGAATTTCGTTGGGATTGGCGCTGCGATCTGCGCCAGAAAGCCATCGACATCGCACAGGATTTCCGCAACTTCCTCGAAATCCGGACTCTCATTGCTCGTCAGAATGTGAGCGAGGCCGGGCACCTTTGAGAGGACCTGCTCATTGTTCTCGTAGAGGTCCTCGGAAATCGCATCTTTAAGGCCGCCCGGCAACACGTCGCTTGCCGTCGCGCCGGGAATCCAGATCAGGCTTTCAATGCGTGCGCCTGATTGTTCAAGCCGGCATCTTCTCTCACGATTCATCATTCTCTCCTCTATGTGGTGCAGTCGTGCGCTTGGTAGGCGCGAAACCGAAACTTAGTACTGTTTTACAAATTTGTCAAGACTAGAAAGGTATGGAGTCGTCCATCGCCCATTCAAGCTTTGAGTGGTTTTCATTTGCCGCAGCCGGCACGTTGTCGTTGGCCGCCACACTAACGATCCATTCTTTCACGTCCCAGTATTTATCGCGGGGGGCAACCAACACCTCTGCCGTCTCGGCCAGTTCGTTTTGGCGCGATAGCCACTCCATGACGGTCTTAGGGTACGGTGTGCTTCCGCCATGTTTCTTCCAGAATCGCTGTGACTTGCTGCGCGGATAGCCTTCATGCTCAGGGCAAAGCCATTCGGAAACCAGGCTCATGCCTATGGTGTATACCACCTTGACGCTGTCCGGCTTGCCCCCCTTCCCTTCGTGGTGCCAGAAGGTCCGCTTCCGGACGATGCGGGATTCCGCCGGGGCATTGGACAGCACCGGCGCATCCGCGGCCTGCGCGGTGATCTTCACGTCCTCGCTCGGCGGGAAGACATAGCCGCAGCAGTGGCACGTCTTGGCGGAAGCGTGGATGTTTTCCCCGCAGCCAAAGTTGCCGTTCTCGTCACGCACCGCACCTGGCGTCTCTTCAGACGGACAAGTCTTGCGGGGCGCCTCTCCGTCGCCGCTGCCGGGCGGCTTTGGTCGAATCTGGTCGATCGGCCCATGGTAGGCCAAATTCTTCCCATGGTCCGCGATGAGGCATTCCGTCTTCCCCGGTGAGTTGCGCGTGCCGCGGCCCAATATCTGGACCAACTTTCCAGCGCTTTTCGTCGACAGAATCAAGCTGATGAAATCCACGAAGGGGAAATTGGTGCCCGTTGTGATCATTGAAACTGAACTGATCGCCCAGTATTTACCGGACCGGAAGCCTTCAAAAATCTCCTTGGTCTGGTGCGCGTTGTCGCTTGTCAGGACGGCGCAGGTCCGGCCGTGCCGGCGGATTGCTTCCGCGACGTGGTTGGCGTTGTCCTTGCTCGTGCTGAAGAACAGACCGGCTCGCCGTCCTTCTGACAGAACCATGTCCTCAGCCACGGCCTCCTCGATGATGCGTTCCGCAGCGGCAGAAATCTGGCCTGGGATGTATTCGCCACCGCGTGTGCCAACGCCCTTTAGGTCGATCTTCGATGCGGTGCGTGCACTCGTGAGGCGAGTGAGATAGCCCTGCTCGATCAGTTCACCGATGCCGATTTCATACACGACGTCGTCGAAGAGTTTGAACTTGGCGGGCTTCACCAAGTCGACTTCTGGATCGTAGAACTCCGGCAAGGTGGCGAGACCAGCAAGCGGCTCGTCGTCTTCCAGATCGTCCGTCAGACGGCCAGAATCCATGCGGTAGTCGGTGGCCGTCGTACCACAGGTTCGGCTGTCCGGATTGGCGACACGAACCGCCTTGAAGAACTGTCCATACTGCGTGTTCGCGTTCCGCGAGATGGCGTGCGCCTCATCGACAATGACGAGATCAATCGGGCCAAGCTGGTCGACCTTGTTCCAGATGGACTGGATGCCGCAGAATAGAATCTGAGCGTGCGCATCCCTGCGGTTCAGGCCGGCCGAGTAGATGCCAGCGGGCGCGAACGGGCTGAGCTTAATGAACTCCTCGAAGTTTTGGCCTACCAGACTGGCGGAATGCGTGACGTTGAGAATCCGCATGTCCGGATAGTCGGCCAGCAGTTCCTCAATTAATTTAGCAATAACTAATGCCTTACCAGCACCGGTTGGCAGCACGATGAGGCCGTTACCGCCGCCATTGCGCCAGTAGGAATACAATGCGTCCAAACTGGCGCGTTGATAATAGCGGAGTTCAAGCACGATCAACCTCCTCAAACGGCACGCCAGCCGCAACGAGCCGGCAGCGCATGTCTGCCGTGCCAGCCCCTCCCGGAAACACCATCCCGTAGTCCGGGCGGCCATCGTCAATCATCTGCTGGTTTCGACGCGGGCCTGCGTTTGCGTCGTACGGCTTGCCGTCGCGGCGGTAGCGCACCACAGCCGCCGGATGGTCCACGTCATCCCACGTTGCGGGATACGGCTCGACCGCGATGCCGCGCCGCCTGGCCCATGCCTTGGCGCGCTTGTCCAAGCCATCTGCCTCCCCCTCGATGACCACTGTCACGGGGCGGCGCGCGTGAAGGTCATCCAGCGCCGCGAACGCGCGCTCCGTGTCGCGGTAGTCGCGCCCGCCAGTAACAACTAGCCGCATCACGCCACCTCCCACATCGGCCCATTATCATTCTCGTGCCTATACCGCTGCGGCTTGCGCGCCTCATACCAGAACGCCACGCGCGGCGGCTCCTCATAGCAGGCCAGCACGACCGGACTCGCCTCAGCGTAGCGGCGCTCCGCCTTGCGCAGGGTCGCCCCGCTCTCCATGGCCGTGTCGATAATCAGGAGGCTGCCGAGGTGCGTGGGCACCTTGCTCCCATAGGGAATGAACGGCACGCCCAGGATATGGCTGGCATAGACAGCAGCGATAGCGCCGGAGCGCCCCGGACCGGTGACGCTACCAACGTTGGGTCGGGTGTCGGCGAGCAACGCACGGATGCGGGCCGCGAATTCGGATTCTGAGATGATGCGCATCACACCTGCCCCGGCCGATCTTCACAATGCTGGCGGCTATCTTTAAGCTCACTCCGGGCGTGCGCCTGCGCGAGTCGGATGGCGTCCTCGCGGACAACGATCCAACCGGCCGCGCGCAGCGCCGCAACAGCGTCGGCTCCGATAACATCGACTGGGCGGGTCATGCTGCTGCCCTCAGTTCGCGGCGGGCGGCCACTTCCATCTGGCGCACCCACTCCTTGGTCGCGCCGCGGTCGGCCGCTATTTCTCTCAGCGTGTCGCCCATAGCGCGCCGCATAAGCACAGTCCCGTGGCGGTGGGCCGCCAAGCCGCGCAGGGTCTCGGAAAGCCGGACATAGCCTTCCTGTGCGGGCGCTACAGCAGAATCCTGATGGGTGAGCGGCACGAAACGGACGTGCTTGTCGCGCGTGGCTGCCTTCTTTGCGGCGTTGGTGACGATGCCGCGCATCGTCCACTCCAGCCACGACCACATGGCGCCGGTTTCGCGATAGTTCCGCCAGTTCTCCAGCGCGTACATGACGGTGTCATTCACGAGGTCTTCACGATACGGACGCGGGACGTGCTTCGCGGCCAAGCGTCGAAGGCCGGGCATGTACGTCATGACGCGAGCATCGAAGTCGGCGGGGCGGGCTGTAGCAGTGGTAGTTGTCTTGGTTTTGTTCATTGGTTTCTCCTCTATGTGGTGTCGGCCGGCGTTGGTGGTGCCGGGCGGTGATGGTTAGAGCGCTGCCCAAATCCTGCGCACGGCGGCAGGAACGAGGGCGGCGCGTTCTTTCGGCATATGCATCATGTGGCAGTCCGCCTCCGGCCAGCCGGTCGCCCATGACAAGGCTTGGTAGGCCTCGCCGCGGGACAGGTGGCCGGATCTCCACAGCACGTCGAAGACCCGGTGCGCCTCGCTGCGTGCCTTATGAGTATCCGCGTCGGCTAGCGGCTTGTTGCCCCACGACCAGAGGCCACAGCAGTCGTGCCGAAGTCCGTACTTCGTCTCAGAGCGAACGGCGCGCTGTCCACATACCGGGCATATTGGGCGGGGCTTGCGGCTCATGCTGCTTCCTGCTGCGGCGCGCCGTCGGTCCATAGGTCGCCGCTCGGTGTTCTGTATGTGATGGTCTCCGCCGCCTCGTCCGCATCAACTTGTTCGTAGCCGACAAGCATTTCCGGGACGAACAAATGGGCGGCGCACCCTTCATCCTGCTCGTCCAGGCTCAGGGGCTTTGACCATCGCGCACAATCCCACCCGGCGTTGCCGTGCATGAGCGGCGTGGAGTGGATGCACGAGCGGCAATGAACGCGCGGGCGCTCCTCGCCCCAACAGACCGCGGCCTGGCGGCAGAATTGCCCGCGAAAGTCGTCCCGTTTCGTGCATAACCGGCCCGGTGGCGTCGGCATGCTGATTAACCGTTCAGCGCGAGCGACCAAGCGCATCGCGAACTCGGCGTCATACGGGACGCGCTCGTAATGAATATCCTCATCGTTCTTGTTCGACATGAGGTACAGCACCCGGTCGATGCCGAGGCCGTACATGTAGAACTGGAAAGTCGCGTAGTGCTCAGGCTTGCCGAGCTTGACGCCCTCCTTTGCCACTTTCCGAAACACTTCCTGCTTCGCGGACTTGCACTCTACGACGTGCTCCTTGGCCGGAGCCTCGAGCAGGCCAAGCGCCCGACCGTCAATCTTCCCTCTCAGGTGGCCGCCAGCGGCACGAACACGGTCTTGCTGCCCCCAGACCTCAACCCCGGCAAGGCGAAGCAAATCAAGGAGGCGTTCTTCCTCGATCTCACCTCGCTGGAATATCCGGCGCTTTCGCCAGTCGATGCCTTCCGGCGTGGACGCGCGCCGAAAGGCAAGCCAGACGGCGCGATCACATTCCACACCGAGGTCGCCCGCCGGAATGCCGACGGACTCCCATTGGTCGCCGTCCTCTTCCAGTTTCTGCTGGATGAGGCGCAGCGTTGACGGCGTTGGCTTCGGGATGGGGGCCATTACGACAGAACCGCCTTGCTGTTGCGGTACTTGGCCGGTAATTGCCATGCCGTGATTAGGGCCTCCCCACTAAATACGAAGACGTGTTGCGCATACACGCGAAGGTTGTTCGCGCTCCGATGCTCTAGGAAGACCCCATCGAGGTAGCGCCTCATCGATCCCGCAAAGTCGGCATGTCGCTTTCCTTCGGACAGCGCGAGTGCCGCCATGCGTTCGACTGCCTTCTTTGGGATACCGAGACGCTCGCGGACGCGCATTCCGCCGTGGTTCGTGACGTGCATCAAAACATCTCCATCGTCGTGAGGCAGCGGATCGGATTGGCCGGGTCATCGCTGAAGTTGGTGCAGTGACCCATGCCGCCGCGATAGACCCACTGCGTCGGTTGCTCGCCGGCATGAGCGGCCGCGAGAATTTCGCAGCCGTCATTGTTCTCCATGTCCTGCCGGAAGGCGGCATCGCGAGAGCAATGCTCGCAATACCGGCTTTCGAAGATGCAGCCTTCCGTGCCGTTGGCGGGGCGGAAGGGGCTGCCGTCTGCTGGGGGCCACGCCATCACACCGTCCCCGCCAGTAGCTCGTCAGCATGCGTTCTCGCCGCGAGTAGGGTCACTCCACCTTGCTCACCAAACCGAACGGCGGATGGCTTGTGGCATTCGACGCAATCCATTTCGAGATAGTCTCCTGCGTGAGCGTAGCCGTCGGCCCGCGTGTGGATGAATCCGCCGTGCGGCCATCCGACCAATAGGTGGCCCAGGGTCGTAGTCGCCTCCCACATGCTTGCCCCGCAATGGGGGCAAGCTGGATCATCGTTTGAGTATGCGGTGACCATCGTCATCTTTGGCTCTGCGACGGCCATCACGAGCCACCGAACAATGGTGACGATGCCAGCGCAGACTGGTGTCCACGCACATCTCCAGCCCGGACGTAAGTCGTCCACAACTCGCGACCATCGCGAGTAACGGGATGCATCTCTGCGACAGTGAATTTTACATCGTCGATGTCATCGGCATCGATTTCGAAGTCATCAGAGTTGACTTCCGCCTCAATCCGCTCCTCGGCCTCCTCTTTCGAAGAGGCCTCGATTGTCCGGCTGGCGCGGCCATGGAAGGTGTAATCGACGTGAAACCTAGCCATCCCTACACCCGCATGGGCATCAGAACTAACGAAAGCCCCTCTGTTCCGCCCTTGATCAGCGTCGGCGAGCCGCTGTCCGCCAGTGCGATCGTCACTTCGCCAGCGGGAAGAGCGCCTAGAAGCTCCTTGAGGTAAGCGGCATTGAAGCCGATATCTAGCGGTTCGCCGCTGTAGTCCGCCTCGATTTCGTCTTCAGCCGTACCCGCATCCACGCTGCTGACGGCCAAGGATATCGAGCCGGGCGCGATGCTGAGTTTCACCGCGCGGCCACGCTCGGACGACACCGTTGAAACGCGGTCCGCAGCCTTCATGAGTGCGTCACGATCGACAGTGATGAGCTTGTCGTTCTGCTTCGGCATGATGCGGCGATAGTCCGGGTACGTACCGTCGATCAGCTTCGAAGTGAGCGTGAGCGCCGCGGTCTCCAACCGGATTTTCTGCTGGCTGACAGAGACCTTCACGGCGCCCTTCGGCACGAGGCTGACAAGCTTGCGCGGGACGATGACCGGTGCGAACTCCGGCAGGTCGGCCGCATTGGTACCCAATCGGTGCCCGTCCGTTGCCGTGGCGGCGGTCGGCTCGAGGTAGATGCCGTTCAAGTAGAAACGGGTTTCCTCTGTCGAGATCGCAAACGCCACCGGCGCGAACAGTGCGGCAAGGTCCGTCTCGAATTCGGCGTCGTACTTGTGCGTACCAAGATCCGGGAAGTCTGACGACGGCAAGGTCTGCAAGCTGAAGCGAGACCGGCCCGACTTCACGACCAACTTGTCGCCGTCCAGGATCATGGTGATGTCGCCGGTCGCCTTGCGGGCGATATCGGTGAGCAGCTTCGCTTCGACGCAGGTGCTGCCCGCTGCGTTGACGGTCGCAGGCGCACCGGCCGTAGCGAGGATATCAAGGTCGGTGGCCATGACGGACAGGCCGCCAGCGCCGCCGCTTGCTGCTGCTGTCAGCATGACGCAGGACAGGATTGGGATGGTGTTGCGGCTTTCGACGACCTTGGCGACAGCGCCTAGGACGCGCGTCAGGTCCTCCTTGTGGATCACAAGGTGCATGGGTGTCTCCTCTCGTAGCGGGTAGCTACCGTGGTGTGGTGATTGCCGCATGGTGGTGGCCATGCGGCAGGTTGATCTAGGCGGCCCAACGAATGCGGGCGGGATGCTCGTAGCCAACGGGCCAGCCATCCCCATCTTCGCCATCCTCGAACCGGCTGGCGTCGAACTGCTCGTCCTTCAACGCGGAAAGCCTGCGGTGCAGTTCGATGGCGCTGCCTGGCTGGGCGTCGTTGTCGTTCGCGATCCAGATTTCCTTGCCAGCGTCATCCACGGTAAGAGCGTCGATGGCCGCGTCGAGCGTGAACTCCTTGCCCTCGGTCCCGAACACGACCTTTTCGCCGTATGCGCCGCCGATCTGGTCCTTCAGGTCGTCCCAGGATTCCAGCTTCACCTTGCGGCCCGCCAGAACGATCTTGAGGACGTCGCCCTTGCCGATCGTATAGCCACGGCCTTGGTATTTCAGGACGCGCGTTGCCGATGCCAGCGGGAAGCGGGTGCCGGGGTGGAAACGCAGGAACCGCTGCGAGTTGTGCTTCAGGAAGTCGTCATGGAAGACGAATTCGCCCGTGTCGAAATCCAACGCTCCCATGACGGCTGTGAAATCGAACGCGTCGAAGATTGCGTGCGCCGTCGGGAAGAAGTCGAAATGCATGAACTGGACGGGCGTGCCGCCATTGTCGCTGAAGGTGACAGCGCGCTTCGATGACGAGACGCACCACCAGCCCTCGTCGTACGCCGAGGCCACCGCAGCCTCAAAGGCTTCCCGGCTCTTGAAATAGACGTCAACGTCGTTGATGGGCTTGCCGGTGAAAACGCTCGTCACCGCTCCACCGGCAGCGAACGCGCCGGGAATCGGGTAGCAAGCTTGCTTTATTTTGGAGGCTTCTGCCTTGTAGTCGGTCACTGGTTCGCCTCGCTGCTGTTGGTGGTCAGCTCACCAGCATCGCCCCGGAAGTCGATGTCGGGCAGGATGGCCTGCGGCTTGAAGGTCACGCGGTAGTGGTAGGCGCTAGCCTTGGCCGGCTCCAACTGCTCGACGAACGCGCTGGTGTTGTCGGAAAGCACGAGCGTATGGCGCTTGTACTGGCTGGGACCAACTTTGCAGATCACGTTGAACGCCGTGCCGGCGCTGTTCAGGTCCATGGAGCAAAGTCCTTCGACCGACAGGATGTAGCTGTTGGTGATGCCGTTGTAGAACACGACGCGGCGATTGATCTCGAAGTTGTCGGCCGCCTTGGTGATGTTCGCAGACGCGATCTTGGCGTCGTCGTCGGTGCAGCCGGCGAGGACCGTGACGGCCGCAAGCATGGCGGCCAGGATAAGTCGTTTCATCATTCTCTCCTCTTTCGTGGTGAAGTGGCGGCCGGTTGTGGTGCAACCAGCCGCCGTGGTGTGGTTAGCCCGCAACGTCCTCGACGATGTCGGAAGCGTCCCGGCCAATGCGCTTCAGCTTCGAGCCGGTGTAGCTCTGGCGCCGGTCGTTGAGTTCGCCGCCCAACGTGACAGCGTCAGCCGCCAGCGAGACGGGAAGCGTGACGACGTTGGCGGTAACTCGGACCGCTTTTTCGATCAGACCGAACATTACTTCTTCTGCCCCCACGGACGCGCGCCGGTTGCTGCCGCAGCCGGACGGGCGGCCGATTGTTGCTGGTGGTTGTCGTTGGCAGCGGGGCGCCGGTTGTCGTTGGCGGCGGTGGGCTGTGCGGCCGGCTGGACGGCATCAATCGCCGGTTCCGGCACGTTGCCCTGGTCGGGGAAGTAGTAGGACTTGATTTCGGCGCGGGCCGGATACCCGTTCTGCGCCTTGCCGAGGCTGACCTTCACGGTGAAGGACTTGAAGTGCAAGTCCTCGCTGTCTTCCACGCTGTCCACGCCGATGGCGCGGCAAAGGCTGGCGAATTGGCGCTGGCCGATTTCCTGGGCCTGCGGATTCGGGTTCTCGAGGTTATAGTTGTTGAAGAGCTTGCGACCCTTGTACGCGTCCGGTGCGATGACGACGTTCGTCGTCTTGAGAATCATGCCGCTGCCCGCCTTGGTCGGGCCGACGTCGGACGCCTCGATTTCCATCTGGTAGATGCCGTTCGGAAGTTCGGCATAGTCTCTCTGCTCGGTATCGTGGTCCTGAGCGTTAAATCGCTGGCCGAGATTTGCCATCTTACTTCTCCTGCTGTGGTGGTTAGGCGGTGATGTAGTAACGCCACTTGCTGGCGGTACTGGCTGTCACAAAGCGCTCGCGGAAGACTGTTTCCAGCCATGCGAGGCGCGTTCCGTAGGCGGTCCGGGCCGGGACCGGGAACCAGGCGAACCATGTGTCGCGTTCGAACATGGGCTAGCGCCCCGTCCAAGCCGACGAGTCGAATTCGATCGGATCACGTTGAGGCTCGGAGGTTGGGGCTGAGACCGGGACGGAGACTGCGTGTCCGCTGTCTTGGTGGATGCGGACGCCGCCACCTCCGCCCGGACGTCGGCAGTCCCTCCGGCCAGCCATTGCGATGTGGGTGCTCATTATTGAGGCTCTGCTAGCCATTGCGGTGCTTGCCGCTGCGGCGGCGATGACGGGCAGCACAAACATCACGCCGCCTCCCGCTCTTCATGCTCGTCAGCCACGTTGTCGTTGGCCGCGAAGTACTTCGACAACTCGGCGAACCCCTGCCCCGGCTTGTACGGGATCGTCGCCGGTGCGCCGTTCAGCCGATTCTTCGCGAGGAACCCGGCGCGCTCGTCGGTGTGGATGATGCGCTCGGATCCCGACATGCCTTCCGGCTTTGCTTCCTTCTTGCCGAAGCCCTTGTCCACCTGCTTGACGGACGTGCGGCGGTTCAGGAACAGCAGCGCCTTGCAGTTCTCGATGACGAGATCGAGAGCTCGGGTCTGAAGTTTGGGACGATATCGGTCGTAGTCATCCACGAGGGGGTCCTTGAACGCCTTAGTCTGGCTGTGCAGGATCTGGATCACGTAGATTCCGGCGCGCGAAAGTGCGCTGACGGCGTTGTGGTATTCTCGCCATTCGACGTCGGCCCCGAGGAAGCCCTTGCCGAACGCCGTGGGAGCCCCCTTGTCATTGCTGTCGATGTTGTCCCAGCCGTTCCGGGCGCACGTTTCCTCCCAGACCATCGGCTCGACCTTGTCCAGGCTGTCGATGATGACGGTGCGGAAAGGGTGCTTTTCCGTCAGGAGGTCGCCGAAGGTATCGAGCAGGCCGTTGAACGACGTGATTTCATCCGACGGCATGTCGACGCCATCCGGCGGCTCCTCGCCGTTGACATAGAGGTAAAGCGGGTCTGGAAATTCAGAGGCAAGGCTGGTCTTGCCGACGCCCGGCGTACCGTAGACGGCAAGGACCGGAGCTTTCGGCTTTCGCTTTTGTTCAAGTCTGTCAAAGACTGACATCAATTTCTCCTCATGTGGTGGGTGGTCACGTCAGCAGATCCAGAAGGACCAGCAGGATTGCGAAGGCGACAACGAGCCTAAGCGGGACGGTCTTCACGACCGCAGAGGCTCCTCGTCAGAGCGGTCGGCGTCGAGCCATTGGTAGAACTTGGCGCCGACATACCAGAGCCCGATGCCCGCCCCGCCAACAGCGAACGCCACGGGCAGCAAGGCGTAGGTGAAGCCGGTGAGGCCAGCCGCTACGAAGGCAGTTGCAGCCCGCTTGAGCGTGCGGCGGGGCTTGTAGAGCGAGCCGTGTTTGGTGCCGCACCAGTCGCGCGGCGTCTCGGTAGCGGGTGGGTCCTTGTGGTGGTGGGTCAAGCGGCTGTCTCCAGATCGTCAAGGAACTGGCGAGCTTGCGCGATAGTCTTCCGGCTCCGCCCGTGCGTACCTGACGCCCGCGCAACGATAGTGATGAATGCGATGATGGCGCCCATCCATTGCATCGCGCCGCTATCCAGCAGGACGCCAAGCCCGATGAGCGCAGCGAACAGTGTGAAGGTGGAGAGATCGCGCAGCCATGACTTGGCGACGGTCTCATGGATGATGACGACTTCCGGTGATTTCGACATATCGTCTCCTCGCCTGCTGCTGGCGGACCAGCAGCAGGTTGTTGTGGTGGTGAGGTGGTGTTGAGTTAGGCGGCCTGCCCGTACGGGTAGGCAACGAAGTGCTCGACGACATCCTTGGCCGGCTTCAACTGCATCCCGGTCAAGCCGCGAAGCTCTCGGATGGCGTCGATTTTCTTGCCGGCAACGGCCAGCCGCTGCCATTCGTGCCGGTAGGTCGGAGCCGCCTCTTCCGCTGTCGTGGTCAGCACGAACACGCCGAACCGCTTGCCCTTGTGAACGCCGGCAAGTCGGTTCGCCTCCGTGGTGGCGGCAGCTTCCGAAGCGTGGACGTGCGGGACGGCTGCAGGCTTGGGCTGGCCGTTTTCGATGAGGGCGACGATGGCGGAGGTGGTGACGGTCGGGGTGGTGGCGATGAGGTCCGCCTCCTTCTCCAAGATGGCGAGCTTCGCGCCATCCCTGTCCCACTTCACGTAGGGCACAGAAGAATCTTCCAGCACTGTGCCTGTTTCGCCATCCAAGCGGCCATATCCCGCCATTTCGTGGACTGCCGCCAGCTTGATCCGATCGCCCTTCTTAAACTTCGGCTTGGCCGCGTTGTCATTGCTGGGATGCGGCGAGCCGTATTCCTCGGCCAGCGTGTCGACCTGGGCGCCGACGTTGGTGGTTTCCTGCCATTCGGCGACGAGGTCGAGGTTCGAGATTTGGCCCTCGATAAAGGATCCGTCCCCTTCCCATCGCTGACCAGTGATTAGGCGCGCCGAATCATAGAATCCTGCCAGCCAGTTTTCGGCTCGCACCATTGGCCCAACCTTCCGCCCATCGCGGGTCTTGTAGTAGCGGCCCGCCTCGATTTTCAGGGTCGGGGCTGCCGGTTGCGTGGCAACGGGCAGCGGTTCGAGGTCAGCGATGTCGGCTATGGGGCCGTTCCCATCAACACGGTTGCTGTAATGAACGGTCGCACCACACACCTTTGTGACGACGAAGGAGTTGTCCGTCAGGACGCCCTCGACGCTCCGCCAGTAGTCGAACCAGTGTCGGAGGAAGTTGTATTGCTTCGGTTCGGCCTCTACGACCCGCTCCCCAACCTTCGGCACCCACGCCTCGACGATGTCGTCGTCGCCATGAACTGCGCCGCCGGCCTTGTCGAAGATCCGCACGCGCCCGTCAACGACCGCTTCGAAGCCGGTGTCACCAACCGTTACACGCCCCGTCGGCTTGCCCGAGCGGGTGCGGTAGTGCTTGCCTGGTTCGATGATGAGGGCGGGGATGAGTTCGAAGCTGTGCTCGAGGCAACGGTCATCGCCGTCGGCGTCAACGAAGAAAGCGACGCTCTTGTGGCTTCTCGACAGCATAAACACGTCGCCTTTCTTGAAGCCGCCGCAATCGCAGTCGCGCGTCATTCTGACATTCTGACCCTTCTGGTACATCACGCAGCCCCTCCCGTTGTCGTATCCTCGCGCAGTTCGCGCCGTTTGGTGAAATCCACACGGACGACGTTCGTGTCGTCATCTTCCATGGCCGGCGGAGAGCCGTCCGGGTCGTGCTCGATTTCAATGGTTTTCCACCAGGTCTTGGTGAGGCCGTCGGCGAGGCGCACTTCGTACTCCTCACCCCAGCCTCGCTCGCCGATCACCTGCCCGGTGAGATTGGGATTTTGGCGAGAGCGAACCCAGTCGCCGAACTCGAAGTAGTCGCAGTCGCACTGCGTCGTGTTGCTGGTGTCGCTCATGCCGCCACCGCCACCCCATCAACCGACGGGACGCGAACCAGGGTCACGGGCATCTTGCCGCTCGTCGTCGAGCAGCCGCCGTTGTGCGGCGTCATCCGGGTCACGCGGCCTGGGTTGTTGTCGTTTGCGGGGCCGGGAATGGGCGGCCCACCGAGATCGCGGCGCAAACGCTGGTAGACAGCCATGTCTTTCAGGCCGTATCGTCTGGCGATGGTTGCGATGGTCTCGCCTCGATTCAGGCAAGCACGCATATCCGCCAGCGTATCGCTGGTGATGATCGTCATCGTTTCTCCTCTGCGTGGTGGTGCGCTTGCGCGCAGGTCGGAGTCTGGTGGACTTGCCGACAGTCGAATTTTATAGTACCATTTTACAAATTTGTCAAGCTTTTTCTGCGAGTCCTCCATGGTGAAGAAGAAAACACGCCTCGCCCTCATGCTTTCCGACCGACAGAAGGCGCTGAAGCTCACGGATAGAGCCGTCGGCGAGAAGTACGGATGGATGCAGCAGACCTACAATAGCTGGAAGCGCGGGACGATACCACGCGACGATGTTCGAGATGGGCTGGCTGACTTTCTGGGCGTGCCGCGTGCCGAAGTGGATGGCCTGGCTGAGGAAGCGAAAGCTCGCGCCGGAACCGCCCTCGACATGTCGACGCTTGATACGGTGCAGGAGAAGGGAAAGATCGCTGACCGCAAGGAAGGCAAGTTCAAGTTCGAACCGGCCATGTCGGGCTACGGTCCGAATTACGTGCCGTATGGGCGCTACGTGGTCCGCGTCGACACGAACGTCATGGAGCCCGCCCTCCTCTACGGCTGTAGGGTCTGGGTGGACAGCCGCCCCTTCCCCAAGCCCGGAAACGAGGTCTTCGTGCATAGCGGCAAGGGCGTGGCGTGGATTGGCCGCCTCGTCTCCATCGACGGCGACAAGGCGCGGCTGGCGCAATACGGACGGGCTGTCGAGTTCGACGTGCCGATCGAGGCGATCCACGTCATCGTCCTTGCGGAGCGACTCACCGCTGTGGCCACATAGGCTGCCGTAGCGTGACGCTTGACAAATTTGTACCGTTATAGTAACAACTCCTTGCCGCTGTGGTGGCGGTATCGAACGGACTGAGTTCTGGCGCTCATCACGCCTCCTCCTCGTCCTAGTAGGGACCCCTTCACTGGTTGCTAAGCGGGTGGTGCCGGCCTTAGGGTCAACTTTTGAAGGGGGTTGAATTTCGCCTGGCGGTCAGCCAGGCCGGCTGCGTCTCTCTTTCGAGCTAGGTGGTGGCCGCAGCCTTGCGCGGTTGGTGGCCGCTGGAAAAACGAAAACCGGCCGTAGACACTGCCCGCATCGCGAACAGCGCCTCGACCGTAATCTTCTTTGTTTGAAGATAAGCCATCTGTCTTTGCTGAATACCCATGACCTCTCCTCTTCCGTGGTGATAGGGCCATGGTCGCGGCTCCTATAAATAGCAAAGCCGCCCGGCGTTGCCCGGACGGCCCATCCTCCTCCCCCGACCGACCGCCAAGTTGCAGCCACAGCGGTCGGTCGGGGTTGCGGGCACTACGCCCGTCTCACATTTCCTCAACTCCCCAAAGGGCGCTCAGGAAATGGGCCGTCATCATGGCGGCCCTTACGGCGGGCCCCTCGCCCGCCCTACGTATCTTCTTCTGCCTCCTCGCTTTTCCGTCAGTCTTCTTCTGCGATCGTCCTGGGAGGTTTGCCGCATGTTGCCGTCTCCTTCTTTGCCTCTTGGTGGGCAGTTGCCTCTAGTGGGCTTTTTGCTACGGCCGGATGGCCGCGCTCCTTTCGCATTTCACGTCTTGCTGCTATTCCGGTCTTCTTGTGTCCCGCATTGATCTGGCGTTTGTTCCACCGTCTCGATGCTAGGTCCTCGTTTCTTGTGACTGAACCCTACCGATTCACAAATTCTTTGTCAATTTCTTTGTTTGTTTTTTGTTGCCCTGAGTGGTAAACGCTTGAAAAAATACGGAGATAAAAAGTGGACAGCCTCGAAGAGCGACTCCGGGAACGCCTCAACGCCGCGTTTGGCGGCAACGAGTCAGAGCTGGCGCGCGCCGTCGGCACGGATCAGCAAAACATCAACAATTTCATGACCGGCAAGGTGAAAGGGTCGCATATCTGGCGAGAGGTGGCGGCCGCCCTGCAGATACCGGAAGATGAAATGAAGCGACTCATCGACGAGCGAAAAGGCAGGCGCCCCTCCCCCGCCCCGAACGCCACCATCGTGCCATTGAACCAGGTGCCGACAAACGCTCTTCCGAAGATGATGCCGGTACTTGGTGAAGCCGTTGGCGGCGCGGACGGCGAGTACATTTTCAACGGCCAGATCCTGGATTGGGTGCCCTGCATCCCCTCACTTATCAACGTTCCGGGCGCGTATGCCGTTTTTCTGGACGGCGAATCGATGGTGCCGCGCTACTACCCTCGCGAGATCGCATACGTCCACCCAACGAAGCCGGTCAGGCACGGCGACCACGTCGTTGTGCAGATTCGCGCACGGAGTGAAGACGAACCACCGCGCGGGTTCGTGAAGAAGTTCACAGGCTGGAAAGGCGCGCGCCTGACGCTCGAGCAGTACAATCCGCCGATCCCCATTGAATTCGACAAGGACGACGTCGTGAGCGTCCATCTGATCGTGCAGGCCGGCGCTTATTGATTCGTCGGCCCGGCTGCGGGCCTCGTTTAACAAACAAACTTTTTGTTGACTCCACAAATCTGAAGGTCTATATCTCTCCTCACGCACTGCACCAGGTGCGACACCACGCCCATAGCGGCAAGAGGAGAGAATGATGACTCACAAAGTTACAGTCGACGTGTACGGCACCTACACCCACGGCAAGCTCGCCGGCCAGACGAACCCCAAGCAGGTCGTTGGTCTCACCATGTTTGGCGACAGCGCCAAGGCGGCGCTCGGCAAGATCAACAAGGCAACAGGCGGCGCGCTTTACGCCATCGTAAGCACGGAAGATCTTTCCCCCGCGAAAAAGGCTGCCAGCGCGCTTTCCAAGATCGCCGCCTGACGCTCCATTGCTGCCGGTGGTGGCCGGCAGCAATCCCCACCACATCGAGGAGACAACCAATGTTCAGACTTTCTGAAGACGATTTCGTATGCGCCGGCGTCCACAGCGACGAGCCGATGTTGCGTCCCGACCACAAGGCAAAAAAGCATGGGCGGCCGAAGCCGGGCCGCGGAATCAAGAAGCCACGCCGCGGCGAGACGCTGGGCGGAGGCTTTTTCGTGTTTCGTCGTGGCGAACACGGTCGCGTGACGCCGAACGGCATGCCGTTCGAACATCCCGACGATGGTTCTGTGCTTGCTGAGGCGGCACGGCTTTCCGTCGAGGTCGGCGGGGATTTCGAAGTCTATGCCCGGATTGGCGCGGCTGGTCGGAGGGTTGTGTGATGAAGCTCCGCGACGCCATCCAAGACATCTGCGCCGGCCTCTCCGGCTGCGCCTTCATCGTCGCCGTGACGGTCTGGGCTGACACGCTCGCCAGCCTGCCGCGCTAACCACCACCACACTGAGGAGACAATGATGAACCCCATCAATTCCAGAATTCTGAAACTCGCGCTGACCGGAGTAGCCGTCGCTTTCATCGGCTTGCCGGTTGCTTTTGGTAGCTGGTACACCATCGATCAAGGCGAACGCGGCGTACTGCTCCGCAACGGCGCGGTTATCGGCGTCGCACAACCGGGACTTGGCTTCAAACTGCCCTGGCTCGAAGCCGTTCGCCGGATCTCCGTGCAGCAACACACGATTAGCTACGACGGTGTGCAGGCCTATTCAAAGGACCAGCAGACCGCTACGTTGCGGCTCTCGCTGACCTACAGCGTTCCCGCCGACTTGGTTTCACGAGTGTACTCGGAATACGGCTCGCTGGACGCGCTGCAGACCCGTGTTGTTGATCGTCAGGTCAATGAGCAGGTCGAGATTGTCTTCGGCAAGTTCAATGCCATCACGGCGGTGCAGGACCGGGCGCGACTGTCGGCAGAAGTATCGAGCGCCATAAAGCGTGCAGTCGCGGGACCGGTAGTGGTCGCCTCGGTGCAGGTCGAGAACATCGATTTCTCCGACGCCTATGAGAAGTCAATCGAGCAGCGGATGCAGGCCGAGGTCGAGGTTCAGAAGCTCCGTCAAAATGCTGAGCGGGAAAAGGTTCAGGCGGAAATCACCGTAACGCAAGCGAAGGCTCAGGCTGACAGCCAGCGGGCGATCGCGGACGCCCAGGGTTACGCCACCGAACGCGCTGCGCAAGCAGAGGCGCAGGCGATCGAAATCAAGGGGCAAGCTGCCGCCAAGGCGATCAAGGCGCGGGGAGATGCCCTGCGAGAGAACCCGAATCTCGTCGATCTCACGCAGGCCGAACGATGGGACGGCAAATTGCCGAACACCATGCTTCCGAACGGTTCAGTGCCGATGCTGAATCTGGGCGGTCTGAAATGATGCCACCCATCATAGAGGCCCTGTTCGACACGATCGACAAGATCATGTCCAAGCCCGGACCACTGGTTGTCCCGCCCTTCGAACCAAGGCCGTTCATTCGGGCGAAGTTCGTGTTCCGAGCCCGAAATGGCGACGAGCCCGTCTACTGATCGGCACTTTTGTACCACCCACCACATGAGGAGAAAACGATGAGAAAACCCAAAGCCACCATCCGCCAGCCCCAAGCCAGCACCTACACCGGCGACGGCCTCGAGGTCATCGCGAACCTGTCGCCATCGACGAACAACGCCGAAGTGCTCGGGCTGGTTGCCGATTGGCACGAAGACCGCTGGCCGCACCGCAACAAGGTCATCGCCGGCGCCCTGCGGCGTGTTGCCCGGCAACTGGCCGCAAGCAATGACAATCACGGGCGGAGGGCCGCGTGATGGTTGAGGTGAACGAAGCGCGCCGGGGGGACTCGGCGCGCGCGGCCATAGAGCTCATCGAGAAAGCGCTGGAAGGCGTGACGCCGGGCCGCTGGGGGCAATTCCACCCGAGCTATGCACCCGAGGCTGTCGGCACGCCATTTTCGACGTGGGACACATCTCACGACCTCAGCGCCATCAAGGACGGCAAGAAGTTCGGACGGATCGCCACCTTCAAGCATTCGGCTGATGCTGCCTACCTCGCGGCCTGCAACCCCGTCGCCATGTCCGCCATCCTCGCAGAGGCCCGTAAGGCGGAGGCGATGGGGCTGGATAGGAAACGGGAAACGCAACTTGCCACAGACATGGCAAGCGATTGCCTTTATGAACAGAAGCGCCGCGAGGCGGCAGAGGCCCGCATTGCCGAACTGGAGGCGTTTCTCTCAAAGCTGTGTGATTACCACGATGCGGACTACGTCCCCAACGCTCTCTTTGCCCGCGCCCGCACTCTCCTCAATGGAGGCTCCGATGCGCAGGGATGAGCAAACACTGTCGGAGAAACTGGACGGGGTTGTCCGGAAACTTACCGCCGTTCGTCTGGCATTCGACATGAAGGGCACGAACAATGTGACCATGTTGAGGGCGATCAACACGATATCAACGCTAAAAAATCAGATCGCAGCTCTCTCTATCGAACAGACGGAGCCGGTGGCGTGGATCGTTCGCGAGATTACACCAAGCAATGGGCGTGGACCGAACACGATAATTACGGGAAGCGTTGTCCCGCGCGGATATGAAGCCATCACCCCACTCTACGCCCATCCTCCCACCACCCGTATCGCAGACAGTGCAGAGGCGGGCGGTTCCGCCACATTATCAAAGGGCGCCGGGGGCGATCATGGCTGAAACGACCAAACGGCAGGCGCGGCAATGGCTGCGTGAACACTTCGCGAACTACGTGCTCAACGCAGAATTCGCGTCGGGGGACGAACCGGGCGGCCCCGGTATCGCGGAAGTTCTGGCCGACGAAAAAGACCGGATCGCCCGTCGCATCCTTGGGCGCACCACCAGAAACACGATCGGCGGTGACGAATGACCCGCAGCCTTATGCTCAAGACGGTCTATGCCAGCCACGGCGACGGACCGAAGCCGGTGATTGTCGATCTCGGCTATCTCGAAAACCAGGACGCGCGGGATCACGCCGACGCTCTCATGGCGCACGGCATCGCGAAGTCTCGCTTCTCGATCGAAGGCCACAATCGGCTGATGGTCGAAATCCCGCAATCGAAGGTGCCGGGCGTCATGGAAGCCTTTCCGATCAAGGAAGGCTCCACCTATTTCGGCACCACGCATCATTGGGCCGAGGAACCCACCCCAAGCACGGGCGGAGCCTACCCAGGAGGCAACCATGACACATGA